AACAATCTTGTCCACCGAGTTGTAGTGTTGATGGGCAACTGAGACTGAGGAGGTGCCGGTTGAGTAGTAGTTGTAGGTAGAGGGGTAGCCGGATTCATCCAGCACCTGCCACTTAGGGGGAAACCAGTTTCCGGCTGAGGATGGGCCTATGATTGGTAGAGAGACAAATCCTTGTGAGGGGTAGGTGATAAGTGCCGGGTCGTTTTCGATGTAGAGGGAGAGGAAAGTCCAGCTACCGCCCCCCTTGACATAGATCGAGTATTTGGAGCCTTCGCAGTTAAGGTGCTCAAAGGTAGAGTAGCCACCTTGGATGGCGCGGAAGCAGAATCCGACGGCGGTGGGAAACCCTACCAGAGTCTGGTCGCTAGCGTTGAGGTTCATCACCCCTGCGTAATTGTTCGAGTAGGCGTTGCTGCCTATGAAGAGGGAGCCGTGGCGGGTGCCAATGCTGAAACGCTCAAAGTTATTGTAGCAGTTGCATCCGGCGTTAAATATGCCGATGCCCAGGTCGCCGCCTCCGGTCAGGTCGGCAAGGGTGTTATCGACGAAGACGGCGTTGGTGCCCTTTTTGATCAGCCAGCCGCCAGATATAATGGCGTATGGAGTGTACATAGGCCATGCCGGAGTGGGGGTTTCCGAGACGACGCCAGTAACCGCGATGTGTAGTTGAGTGGCGCTAGAAGCGATAACGGGGAAGAAGCCTTCTGAGTTTTGGCCTATGAAACCCCATACCCCTACTTCCGTACCGACGCAGGCGTTGGCGGCGCAGGTTGTAGGCGAGGCAAGGCCGGTGGCTGAGAATGTACCGTCAACAATGGTGTCGCCAACGTATATTTCTACGGTTGAGGTGCCGGAGCATGTTGCTGTGCCGTTGGATAAGGTGGCGCTGACGTTGCCAGTGCCGTAGCCGCTGCTCCCGGCGGTTATGACCAAGGGAGTTCCGGGCTGAATATAGTTCGTTTTGGTGAGAGCCACCGTGCCTGTGGCTCCTAGCGCCCCGATAGCCAGGTTGCAGGTTTGACCAGCAGACCCTGTGACTGCGCTATACCCTATGTAGTATCCGGCGGTAACCACGGTGCCGTTGGTGGTTGTAGCCACATCGGTGACGGGCATGGAGATGGCTGCGGAATTGGTGCCTACCATGTATACGTGGCTAAGCTCCAAGCTGCTGGTTGTGTCGTATATGCCGATTAGAGGGGTTGTGGAGTCTCCGGCCTGACGGTTGAGCGTCCACGTGCCAAGCGCCGGGCCGGAGATGGTGCCCCCTTGCGGCGGCGGTATGAGCGATATGCCGTTGGCTAGAGAGGTGGTGCAGGCGCACATTTGTACGACGCTGCCGGTAGGCCAAGTGGGGCTCTGTGAGATGGTCAGACTCTTGCCGTTGTAGGCGCGGTAGTCGTAGGTGCAGGGGCCGGAGGAGCATTTGGCAATGGCGGCCAAGGTTATGGCGTAGAGGTCGGTAGAGGCGGAGTATTGGGAGGGGTCAATCACCGTGCTTCCGTTGCCCAGGTTGCCGCTGCTGCTACTACCTACCGCCCCCGCCAATCGTTGGTCAACTTGCAGGTAGGGAGTGATACCGGGGCCGTAGAATTGCAGAGAATAGACGGTAGTGGTTGAGGCGTAAAAGTGCCAGTTGCCGTTGCCGTCTGCGGTGATTGGGTTAGAGCAACCGTTGAGGCCGTTGCAAGGGGTAGAGCCGGTAGAGTCGGTGTAGGTGGTGGCTAAGGGCGAGCAGGGCACGGTGGAGGAGCCCATGGTGGCGGGTTGGGTGCAGACGGAGATCAGGGCACCGGGTTGAGGACGCCCGCTGTAGCCGAGCGCGATACCGTCCATGCGACCCACTTGGGCGTATGTGAGAGAGGGCAAGAGTAAGAGAGCGAACAATCGCAACCATTTCATAGTGGGTAGCCTCTAAAAAGGCGCAGCGGTGACAAATATAACATCAGAGTTGGTCCAGTTGGTGGCTGAGTAAGTGGTGCCGTAGTTGGTTAGTGTGCAGGAGGTGGCTGAGTTGGCGGTTTGGGAGACGGTGGCGGCGCGGGTGGTGTTTGTGGCTTGGCAGAACCAGCCAAATGGCGCGATGCCCGGCAGAGTGATGACGCCGGTGCTGCCTGCTCCGCCGGTTCCCACGGTGACTATGAACGAGCTTGGGCCGTTAGCAAGGGTTACTGAGCCAGTGTTGAAGCCAGAGGCGACGGCGGGAGAGATTCCGCAGGTTCCATTGTCGCGGAGGCCGGAGACGTTGATAGAGGATGAACTGGTGTAGCTGATCAGGGTGGCCCCGTTAGAGCAGGAGGCGGCACCGGAGATTTGCCAGCCATAGGCTCCCACGGCGGCGATTCCGGTGAGGCCGGAAAGGTTCAGCAGGTCTAGGCCCACGTCAAGGAAGCCCCCGCTACCATCGATACAGATGCGCTTTGAACCGACGCCCCCGGCCTCGGTGTGGGTGACGATGTGCGCGTAACCCGCAATGATTCCGCAGCCCAGGGTGTTTGCCGCGAGGTTAAAGTTGCCGCCGGATACAAACATTTCAGAGCAATTCGTATCGCATATGATGCCGTTGACGGTGCCAAGGCTTATCTGCGGGTTGTTAATGTAGACTTGGTTTGAGTAGCTGCTGGCGAGGCCGACGCCGCCGCTTCCGCCGACAAACATCGCGCCGTAGCCGGGGGATTTGTCAAAGGATGGCGGATACACGTTGCCGGTGGCGGTGGCGGTGATGGTGTAGGGGCCAGCGGCTTGACAGTGGGCGACGAGATGGAGAGTAGAGGCGGATAGGCCCAGGTAGACGTTGAAGCAGGTTTCGGGGGAGGTTGGGGTGTGAGAGGCGAGAGCGATTGAGCCGTGAATGGTGCCGCCTACTATGGAAGATACGGCGGTTCCGGTCAGCGTTTCGTGTTCGGTAGGGTCGTTGTCAGAGATAGCGACGTAGTAGGTTGCGGCGGAGAGCGAACCGCCGGTGGTGGCGGGGGTCAGGGCAGGGGTGGTAGGCGCGACGGTAGCCCCGCGAGAGAAACCTTGGAAACCTACGTTGTTGAGGACGGCGTAGCTGACGTTAGGGACGAAGAGGCCGCCGCCGCAGTTGCCGTTAGGGTCGCGGAAAGTTACGTTGTCAAACTCAACGCCTAGGTAGGAGGCGGTGCCAAGGGTGCCGACTTGGAATGGCACTAGGTTTGCGGTGTAGCAGTCTAGGTAGACGGTTGAGAGGTTGGGGGCTCCGGTACCAGGGCCGCCGCCAACCGTGCCTTGGCCGATAAAGCGGGTGCCGGGGGGGCAAGTCACTGCGCTGGTAAATCTATACGCGCCCTGCGGCAGGATAACCGCGCCCCCGACCGTAGCGCTATTGGCCGCGCACGCCGCCGTGAAAGCCGCGCCACTGTCGGCGGCGTCGGTAGGGTCAGCGCCAAAGGTCACTACGTTGGGCATCCCCTTACTACTAATGCTGCCAGTGAGGGTAGAGAGGTTGCCGGGGAAGCTGAGGTTGCCCAAGTTGTTTATGTAGAAGGCCGCGACGCCTGAAGAGATAGGGTCGGTGAGGTTGGTGGTGGACTGGTAGATGCCAAAGTCGCCCAAAGCTAGTTGGTTGACGGCGATAGCGAAGTTGCGGGCGGAAGCGTTGGCGGAGTTGGTGAGAAGGCGGAGAGCGGGGTTTTGGACGCCAAAGAGCCGTAGGAGGTCCGCGCTGCCTCCCCCGATACCAACCTCGCTGGTTGATTGGATCGTACCAAAGCTAAATACGCCTTTGTGGTAGGAGGGGTAGGTGTTGTTGGCGTAGATGTTGAAGCCGGTAGCTACGGTGCCTACCGCCGGGTTAAATAGTGCTCCGTACCAAGTGCCTACCGCCCCCGCCCCCTGCTGTGTCGGGGTTAGTTGGATGCCAATGAGTTCGGTAGCTGTACCGCTAGAGACAGTGGGGGCGGCGGAGAATCCCGCTAATATAGTGGCAGTGCCTGAGCCTGCATAGGTCGGGGCGGCGGATACACCGGTTTCGGCTAAGATGTTTGCGGTACCGGCGACGGAGCTATTAGCGCCTAGCCCGGTGAACTGCTGATTAGCCACCACGTTGTTTTGGGTGTAGGTTGAGAATAGTTCGGCGTCAAAGCAACTAGGGGCGGAGCCGCAAGAGGGGTTCGTGATGGAAGCGCCGATAGTGAGGCCGTAGGTTTTGGAGGTGGGGTCAAAGAGAGCACCAAGGGCAAGGGGCGGCGTTACCACGCCCGCAGTGCTGATTTGTTGGTCAACTTGGATGTACGGTGTGATGCCGGGGCCGTAGTATTGAAAGGTGAAGGGACCGGCGGCGGGGTTGTAGTAGAGGTGGTAGTTGCCGTTGCCATCGGCGGATAGGGGGTTCGAGCAGCCGTTAGAGCCGGTGCAGGCTGTGCCTAGGGTAGAGTCGGTGTAGAGGGTGGCTAGGGGCGAGCAAGGGAGGAGGGGCACATAGACCCCGGCCACAAGATGGGTGGTGGTGGCGGGTTGGGTGCAGACGGCGATCTGAGCGCCGGGTTGGGGGCGGCCAGATTGCCCAAACGCTACCCCGTCCCGGCGCACGCCTTGAGCATAGGAGAGGGCGGGAGGGAGAAGGAGGAGGAGAGCCGCGAGTTGAAAGAAGCGCCGCACTAGTAGCCTCGCTTGAAATCTTTGTATTGGTGGGGCTCCGGCAGCCCGCTCCTTTTAAGCCCCATCGCCGGAGCCAAGCGAACCATATCAGGGTCGCCTTGGTCAAGCGCAAACTGTCTGACATCCTTGGGCCATGTCCAAGGGTCACCACCATAGCGGGCGCGTATATCCGCAAAGCCCTTGGGCGGGTTACCAGCAGGTTGAATGATGCGACCGGTTGCCGCTTGTCCGGGTTGCGTAATAGGTGATGGCTCAGGAGGCGCTTCCGGTCGCTGTGGTATGCGCGGCTGCGGCGGCGCATGGGGCACCGGGGTTGGCGTAGCCTCAACCGGCTGCGGTATTCGGCGCAGCGGGGGTGCAGCGGGAACGGGTGTGGGTACCGCCTCAACCGGCTGCGGTATACGCTGAAGTTGCGGCGCTGGCGGTACAGGCGTAGCGGGTTCGTACTGTGTGAAGCGGGAGGCCGGAAAGGGCCGCGATACGTCTGTGGTTTTAAAAGGCGTTGGTTTAGGTGCTGGCTGACCGCCAGCGCGGAACGGTTTGCCGCCTTGGGTGAGCCTCGGTTGCTGAGTGAAGCGGGCGGGCGCGGCCCCTTCGCTAATTGGTGGTTCGACGCCAAGGTAGCGGGAGGCTGCAACCGGAGTTGGCGGTTTGAAATCAGGGTAGCGGACAGAGGCCGGGGGCGCGGGCGGCTCATACCCTCCCCACCGCCTTAGCGCCGCCCCTCCGCTCTCAACGCCTCTCGCTAACGCATCACCAGCGGCCGCTCCTGCAACTGTGCCAATGTACGGCGCTTCCGGTACGCCGTGAAGCATTGCCCCGGTCTTAGCGCCTCCCAGCGCCCCTATAATATTTGCGGGTGTTACGCCGACGCCCCGGTAACGCAGGTTACCGATTGGCGTACTGCCCAAGCGCCCGGCGTTTTCCATCACCGCCCCCGCGCCGCGAGCTACCGGCTTACCGCCAGGGGCCATCATCATGGCGGCGGTTGAGGTGCCTAGCCCGGCTAGTTCGGGTTTGATGGTTGACAGGGTTGGGCCTAGTTTGGAGGGGTGAGCAGCCATATCTGACCAGTAGCGGGCGGTGTCAGGCAAAGAGCGCAGGGTGCCGACCGTGTTTGCCAAGGGGCCGAGGCCGGGCACGGCCATCTCCGCCGCGCCGGTTGCGGCCTCGCGCCAATTAGTTGGCAGGCCCGCGCCGCGAGCGAAGCGGGTGGTAGTTGATTCAGCAGGCGGAGCAGCAGGCTTAGCAGCAGGCGCAGGGGTGGTAGGCGGAGGCGTAGCGGTGCCAACCGGCTTACCCCATTCCGAGCCATCTTCTACCGGCGTACCCCATTCATCGGCCACTTGGTTGCTCCCCTTCTACCCGTTTCCAGTCAGCGGGCGGCGGCGTCGTGCCTTCGTGAACCTTACCGGTGCGCGGGTTGATAGCGCGGTAAACTTGCGGCGCGTTTGCCGGGTTGCTGCCCGCCCCCGCCCCGCCACCCACGCCTAGCGACTTTCCCCTTGCTTCCAAATCGTCCGCGTACGCCCCGATCTCTCCCAGGGCCGCTAGCATATTCTCGGGCGAATCCTTCCCCTGGTCCAAAATCTGCTTAAACTCGTCGAGCATGATGCCGCTGCCCCTTGACCCCACGTGCATCTTAAGGAGGGCGGTACGCATCAGGATGGTATCCGTTTTGAGCTTGGCGTATTCGGGGTTTGGTGCGCCGACCTCGCCGCTCCAAAACTGTTTCCAGCGGCCTTGCAAGGGGCCTAGCCCATTCGCTTCCTGCTCCGTCAACTTCTGGATGCGGTCTACAAAACCCTTGACCGTCGGAGCCATTTCAATCATCGTGCGGGTGGGAGAGGTGAGTTGCTGTTCCTTAGCGGCGGTGACTTGGCCCTGATGCGCCCACTGCGCCTGCCGCGCCTGATCCTGATGCGCAAACCCTCTCTCCTGGTTAGCTTCCTGCCTTGCCGCTACCCTATTCTCATGATCCTCCACAAACTGCTCGCGGCTGCCGCCAGGGTGGCTTTTCTGCCAATCCTCAAAAGTCTGCTCCTCAAACGTCGGTTTAGCAGGAGCTAGCGGCCGCGCACCCGCCTCGCGCACCGCCTGATACGCTTTGAGTGCGTCGCCGCCGTTCGTTTTGAGCGCCGTATTGAAAGCTTGGTCTTCCGGCGTAGCTTCTTTGGGCGGCGGTGGGTTATTCAGCCGGTTGGTTTCCGCCTCGTTGTGGCCCGCCTGCGCCCCTTTGAGCTTGTTCTCAACCACGTCGTTGGCCGCTTGGCGCTGATCCTGTTGCGTCTGCCTTTGCGCCGCCTGCTCTCTCTGCTGTTCTCCCACCTGCTGCTGATACTGTTGCTCAAGCCGCTGATGCGGCTCAACGTACAGCTCGTTGCGGATTGCTTCACCAAGAGCAGGAGATTTGAAAGCCCCGGCCCCGACCGCTAACGGAGCCACCCACTTGCGCCAGCCAGTTGGGGCACCAGCGTTGGGTGTAGGAGGCTGCAACGCCGGGGGCGGTGTAGGCGCGGCGGCGGTGGTAGCAGCCTCAGCTAAAGGCGGTCGCGCTGTCATGGCGCGGGTTGCAGGCGGTAAAACGGCTAAGGCGGCGGGCACAGGTTGTGGTGGTTGCCCCGGTGCGCCCCCCGCTCCCGCAGCAGGAGGAGCAGGCGCAGCGGCAGGAGCTACGGGCGCTGACGGAGGAGACGGTGCGGCAGCGACCGGGCGCACCGGGGCAACCCTTTGGGTGGGAGTGGGCGGAGGAAGCGCCGGGTGGCCTTGCTGACCAAGCGGCCCGGCGGGTTGCTCTGGATGACCTTGTTGACCGAGCGGGCCGGGGTATTGGGCGGCGATAGGAGTTGGTGCGTGGCTGGGAACGGGCGCGATTGGGGCAGCGGGCGGAGCAAGAGAGGGTACGGGAGAGGGGTAGATGGGGGCTTGCGGGGGCGGCGTACCTTGGACGCGGGTGACGGAAGGGCGGTAGGGTTGAGGGATAGGGATATTGGAGGGTGTGGGCAGAGTTAAGGGGATTTGCACCGGAGCAAACCGCCGCTTCTGGTCCTCGCCATCGTCACCAAACTGTACGCCTTCAAAGCCTTCAAAACCGCCCATCGGTTAGCCTCCCCCCAGCGTTCCCAAATAAGCGCCCCCGGCGGAGCCTGCCGCGCCCAGTGCGTTTCCTAGCAAACCCATCCAAGCGTTGTTGGCGGAGGTGGTGGCGTTGACATTGGGGGCGACGAGGCCGCCTTGGCCCACACTGGCGTTAGCTTCCTCGCCGCTCAGGTTGTAGAGGCCGCCAATACCCGCCATCGTGTTTTGGTTTTGGCGGTTAGCGAAGTATTGTTGCAACCCGCCTTCCGCTCCGCCTACCGCCTGTCCCTCTTGTTGCGCTAACTTATCCTCGTTGGCGGTGACCCCGGCGGCGTTGCGGGTGGCGGCGGCTCTATTCTCACCTGTCTGCCGGGCGGTGTCAAAGGGCGCGGCGGTAGCGGCTAAGGTGGCGTTGGTCATCCCCTCCTGCTGCTGCATCGGCACGCCTTCGTTAATCATCCCTGTATACAACCCTTGCAGCGCCGTCTGGTTCTGCGCCGCCGCCGCCTGCTCCGCCGAACTATTAGCAACTGAGTTCTGCGCCTGCTGCTGCGATATCCCGCCCGCGCCCCTAGCCATCACTCACCGCCAATCTGCGAACCGATTTGCAAAGCGTACATGGGCCACAATTTCCGCTCCCACCCTAGTTGGAATAGCCGCTTCTGCATCAGGCGCTCAGCGGCGGGCGGAATCAGGGCGTAAGCCTCGGTGATACCGTGGTCAGCCGCTATGTTTGGCCCCGCTAAGGTTAATAGCTCTAGCCTCTCCATCTTAGCCCGCGCTGATAAGGTAGGGTCAACGAGCAGGTACAGCTCAGCCGATTTACGCACTAGCAGGGCGGTGTCCGGGCCGTGGCCGTTCTCAACCACGCGGGCGGCGCAGAATTGATCAAGCGAGGGAAGGGCGTAGTCGAACCCCTGAGCGCGGTGGATAGCGAGGAGCGCGGGTAGGTCTGAGGGTTGGTAGTGGCGGAGGATTGTAGGCATTAGCCGGGCCTCTGAGTGGGGTTGGCGACGTTGGTAGGCGGGGGGGCTTTGAGGTTGCCCGCTTTGACCGCGACGTTAGCGTTGACAAAGGTTTCGACCGAGGATAGAGCCTCGCCCAGTTTGGGGTTCTCGCGGGTGATCACCGCCTTGTTTGGTACGCTCAAGCTCATATGCCGCTACCTCTCACTGGTATGGTCGGGTGCGGCTCCATCGTGCTAATCAGCTTTTCCAGTTGGAACCACCCACCGGGTACACTAGTGCCGATTTGGAAATAGATGCGAGTACCGGCCAAGTTCATGGGCCGCTCAAAGCTCGCTGCGTTAATGGTTGAAGCGAGCAGCGAAACGCCCCGGACGCGCACGGAGCGGTCGGGCGCAATGGCCGTGATGTTCAAGGTGCCAGTGACGGTTGCGCCAGTGGTTGCAGGCAGAGAGGTGGTGGCGAGGTAGGTGAAGGTGTTGGCGTTGGGCGTTGACACCACCTGCCAGTAGCCGTTGTAGGAGGGGTCGGCGGCCCCCGTCACGATGACCCAATCGTAAAGGTTTAGGCCGTGCGGCCCCGTAAACACAACCTGCACAATACCGGGTACGGTCTGGGTCATTGAAACGATAGGAGCGGCCCCAACTAGCGCCCCGTTGCCTACCGCTCTGCCGCTCAGGTAGGTGCAAAGTTTGTTGTGGGAGCGTAGCGGCCCAGCCTTGGTTTGGGCATCCTGCTCCTCGCGGTGGGCGGGCATACCGTAGCCTTGCCAAAAGGATATGATCGGAGCGCCGTTATCGGTGAGGTTGGTGGGAGGGTAATTGTACACGTTGCCATCCATGGTGCCGCCGGTAAATAGTTGGGCCGTCCCGTCTGGCCGTTCGGACAGGCAGGCGGCGGGGGCAGCAACGTTCCATAGCGTCCATTTGCGAGCAGCGCCATGGCTGATCAACCCTCCGGTGAATTGGGAGTATACTACCCCTGGCCCCGCCGCGATTAACTCAGGGGTGCCGCTAAACCGGTAGTCCATCACAAAGATGACGTTGGGGGAAGTGGCGGCGTTGACCGGGGCTCCGATGTAGATGCGCTTCTTGAGCTGGTCAACGCGTACCCATATGGTGTAGCCGTAGAGCCAGTTAATGGAGGCCCAACAGACGCGGCCCAGGTTAGCCCCATCCTCCATAATCTCTTGGTTAACTTTGATCGGGTCGCCGCCCATCAATATGTACACCCCAGAGCGCTCGGCAAACACCGCCCACTCCTCAGTCACCGCCACGGCGTTGGGGCCGCAAATCCCGATGGTTGAGCTGACCTCGTTAAACTTCCATCCGCTTGGCTCGTTCACCCCGTCGTCAACCACGTAGCCTAGGTAGTGGTCTTTGGCGAGGTAGTAGGAAGTGCGCAGCGGGAAACCAGCACGCAGCACCTGCCCGTCTCCCGGCCTGACGCTGATGTTGGAGGTGACGGAATCGTAGGATTCAGGGTTGAAGGCGTAGCTGAGGCGGGCATTGTCAGAGTTGATGGGGAGGAGGGTTGGAAACAGCTCAATGTTGTCAACGGTGAAATAGCCGCCCGCGTTGACGGTGCTGGAGCTGTAGATGCGGAGCACAGCGTCGGCGGGGATCACCGTTTGAGCGGCCATAATTGGCCCTGAGAATTCAAGGTTGTAGGTTGTGGGGATGAGCGCGGCGGCGACGGAGAAGGTGCCCAGGGAGCCAGCGGAAGGGCTGTAGATTTCAGCGGTGAACGCCCCGGCAATCATACCCGTTTGCACCAGCCTGACACGGATCGAGTATGAGGTGTTGATGTTCAGGATGTTGACGCCTAGGTAGTCTTGATAGGCAGATTGGGTGATCATGCCGAGGATCGCCGTGGCTCCGTCTCCGGTGATGCGGTAGCCATCCATCCAATCGCTGTTAACCGTATCCCTGCTGCCGCCTGAGCCATAAGTAGGGTCGTTGGTCCACCCTAGCGGAATATCGCTCCCGCCTAAGCCCCCTGCTAACTTCCACCCTCCGTCAAACTCCAAGTTAACGAGGTTGGGGAGTTTGTAGCGTTCGCCAAGGCCGACCGTGCGCGAGTTGTAGCCGCCCATGAAAGCTACCTCGCCTAGCTCTTGCAGGTTGAAGAGGTAGTTGCAGTTAAGGGAGGCGATGAGAGCCGCGTCAGTGAAATCGACAATCGCCGTGGTAGTGGTATTGTCGTTGATTTGCATCGTCAGGGCGATGGAGTAGAAGGAGCCGGTGGTGGCGGGGGTGGGGATGAAAGGAGTGAACATGAGGAGGCGGCCAACCACGTTAGAGGGGCCGGTGGGGATATTGGAAATGGTGGCTAACTCAAAGCCGGGAGCGGAGAAATAGGCCGGGGGCGCGGGTTTAGTGATGTAGCCTTGGCGGGTTATGAAAGAGACGCTGATGCCGTGTAGGCCGCCCGAGATGTTGCCGACGATAGTGGCGGTAGCGCCCATGGGGTTGAGCATCAGGTTGGGACCGGCTTGGGCGTAGGTGAAGGTCGTGGGAGAGGGCACCGACGTGATCGTAAACAAACCGTTGAATGTAGTGGTGATGGCTGCCACTACCAAGCTCCCGGTTGTGATGGTGACGGTGGCCCCCGAGCCAGTGCCCCCGGTGGTGTTGACGCTGCCTGCGGTGTATCCGCCCCCCGTGTTAATGATATTGTAGGAGAGTGGGTTGCCGGAGCCGTCTACCGATGTAACCTGCACCGCCCCTTGCCCATTGCCGCCCGTCAGCGCCAAAATATCCCCAAAGATGTAGCCGCCCGCGCCGCCCGAGTTCGGTACGGCGGTCGCCACATTGCCTGCGGCGGTGTAGGCGGCGGGGTTGGAGGAGATGGTGACGGCGGCGTAGGTGAATTGGGTAGAGTTGAGGATTTGCTGGATGGGAAAGGTGCCGTTGAAGGTTGGGTCAGCAACCCCTGAAACGGTGATTTCAGTGCCCGGAATCAAACCCGCAGTTGAGCCGCCGTTTAAGGTGACGGTGACGACCCCGGCGGCGGAGGTGAAGGTTAGGGAGGTGTAGGTGAGCGCTTCGACGGGTAGCCCCGCTATCTGCACCGTCCACCCGACTTGAAAGTGGTGGGCGGCGGTCGTGGTGACGGTGACCACGTTGTTAGAGCGGATAATCGCGTAGGTTGCAACAGTGCCCCCGCCGCTGGTTGATCCCCAAGCAGGGAGCGAGGTTTGCTGGTAGGTGAAGGTGGTGGCTGACGGCACAGACATCACCGTGAAAGAGCCGTCAAAGTTTGGGTCGGTAACTCCGGCAACGATGATCGCTTGGCCGACGGAGAGGCCATGGGGAGCGGTGGTGGTGACGGTGACATACAAATAGTGTGGTACGCCGTGCACGATTACGGAGCCGCCGCGCACGGTGCCGGTAGGGGCGGCGGCGATGGTGAAGGAGGAGCCGGAGCTGGCTATGGTGGCGGGGGCCGGGAGGAAGGGGTTGACGGTGGGCGCGGCCCCAACCCCGTTCTGCGATACGCGGTCAAAGTTTGTGTCGTCAAACTGGCGCGGGATATCGTTGCCGGTATTGCCAAGGAAGAAAGCCATGTACTCGCGGCCAAAGAGGGTGACCGATTGGTAGATAGAGTTGGGTAGGAGGTCGGTGGAAATCAGGCTCATCACGCCGGGCGACGATTCTTTGTAGAGAGCCCCGTTGGTTGTCTCTTCGAGCAAGGCGATCAGGCGGTTGATGTAGTTGGGGGTCTGGTAGGTTTTGAGGCCGGTGATACTCGCGCCGTCTAAGGAGAAGAAGGGGGCTTTGCCCGGACGGGTGCGAACGGCCCCCTCGGGAAACTCCACGTCCTGATTGAGCGGGGAGGAGCCGGGAGGGAGGTCGGCGGGGGGCATGGAGGTGTTGAGGCCGCCGAAGATTTCAACCGAGATGTCTGCCAGATTGGCAACCGTGCCCACTGCTTACACTCCCGCCTAAATGTTAGAGTTGAATAGCACCATGCCCTCAAGTACGTCTGAGAGTAAGAGGGCAGAGTAGGCCCCCGCCGCCAGCTCGCCGCCTAGCGACGAGGCTATTTTTAGCTTCATGGCGTAGGGGGTGCCGCCTTGCAGTTGGAAAAGGTTGGTAACGTCGCCGTTGGTGCACCAAATGTCTCCGGCGATAGAGTTGGTGGCGGACAAGTTAGGCATACAGCCAGCGCTTCCCAAGTAATTGGGGTCTAGCGCCGCCGTGTACAAATTGATGACTTCGCCAACGCCCGCCGCCTGTACATAGCTGCCGGTGAGCTTGGTTTTGAAGGTGACCATGATGCAGCCGCCGATTAGCTTGTTAACGCTTGTAATTGTTGTCGTGTTTGCCACTTAAAGCCTCCGTAACTACCAAGTTTGAAATCCTGTTCTGAATCCGCGACCGCTGTAGGGTATCCGCCGCTGCCTGATGCGCTGGCGCTTGCGGCTATTGGCGTCCGCGATGAGGTTCATCTCTTCGTTACCTTTTTTGGCGTACCCGTCCGCCAGCTCACTTCCTCTGCCCGCCGCAAACATCTCCGCCACCGCGTAAGCGGCGGCGTTGGTTACCCCTCTGATAGGCACCGAATCCGTCACCGCCGCGAGCTGCGGCAACTGTTTCTCATACTGCAACTTAATGTCTTGGGACTGCTGAGCCCCGCGAAACATCAGGGCGTCAGAGGATTGGTAGGAGCCCCATTCCCAATCAACGAGGAAGAGTTGTTGGACCAAGTTGAGGAGGCCGCCGTTTGAAGCTTTCATTTCGGAGCGGTAGTTTTGCGAGCCGGTTTGGCGCTCCCAGAGTTTGAAGGGTACAACGAGGTCGGAGGGTAAAACCGGACCCGGCGGAATGGTCAGGGGGTTGTAGGTTGCGTTCCCGACGCCGTTAGGGTAGATGATTGAGGTTCCTTGGTCGGTAATGATGAGGCGGCCTTCCGGGTCAACAATGGGCATCACCGGGAGAGCCATGAGCCAAGCGTAGTTTTTGTAGGTTTCAACCCCGCGAGCGGCTAGCTCAGCCTGCACGTGTTCGTAGGCGGCGTTGAGGAGGAAGAAGGAGCCGGGGTAGCTATCCGTCAGTATGTCACCGCCCGGTATCGAGGCGTCGTTGAGGATACCCCGCGCCCGCTGGAGAACGGTTTCGCAGTTGACATACGCGCTGTCGCCTAGTACGGGCATTGGGTAGCTCCTAGAGACTTAAGGGTGGCAGGGCTGCAATCCGTTGAGCCCCTCGCGCTCTGCCGGTTACCAGCCACATTGGTAGCCACCCAACCCTATTTCTTGGTCGGGCCTTGATCGGGCCGCGTTTCCAGTTCCAAAGCCTGCTCAGGGTACAGTAGGCGTGCGCGCTCGGTGCGGCTCATCTTGGCGTATTCGGCAAACTCCCGATCCAGTATCGCGCCACAATGTCCGCACTTGATGATCGTGTCTTTGATCTTTCCGCCGCAACCGGGGCAGTCAACCAGTTGCTGCGGAGTGTAGCACCAGGGGCGCTCTTGGCCGAGAGCGATGCAGGCGTTGCGGTGGAGGTCGCTGATTGAGCGCTGGCCGCGCTCCGAGTCGTTGGGGCGCTGCCACATACCGTCAGCTTGAGCGACGAGGCGGCCATATTCAGCGTAAAGGTTTGTCTCAGCCGTTTTAATCTCATGTTGCTTGACGAGGCCTCTGCAAACCTCGTGAAACTCGTCACGCTCAATGATCACGGTGCGGGCCATCTTTTCCCGTTTCTCGCGCTCCCCCGGCTCGTAGATGTTTTCCGCGCAAATCGCGCCCGCTCCAACCCCCTCCTCCAAAATCCGGTAGCGGACCAGGGGTTTGTGCTTGTTAAGGTATGTGGCCTCCGCCTCGATAGCCTGCGCCAAACCCTTGGGGATATCAGGTTGCGCGTCGCACAGCCACAACCCATACTTCTCCCGGCTGTTTCGCACATTGTGGGTGATTTGGCGGGTACCATCGTCAGGGTTGTAGCTGAGGCCGATGCCGACGATTGCCGCCCCGATACTCAGAGCCCCCACGTCGTTGGTCTTGGTGCGCTTATCCCCAATGTCTTGAATCTCCTTGGCCGGATAGATGACCAGGAGGCCGAAGCGCTTGCCGTCAGGGGGAGGGGGTACGGTGAATGACCCGAGAGCCCCATTGTCGTGGGTCTGCTCAAGTCTGCCAACGTTGATAACCAGTGCGCAACTATTATCCATGTTAGTTCACCACCTTTGCTGTTAAAGGTTTAACCGCGTCGTAGATGGCGCGAGCGTGGTTGCCCGTCGCACCGGTGTAGCCGTTATACTGCTCCGGCACGTTGATGTCCCACGTTCGTATCACCTGCCATATAGCCTCAAACAGCGGGTCTTTGGCAAGCATTGCAGGTGTCGGGTCAGGCCACGGCGGCCTTTCTTTAATATGCGAGCTAGAAATAGCAAAACTATTATCCATTTGCATCTCCTTTAGTTACAAACTCTCTGCCGTAAAAGGCGGGGAGGTTGGCGCTCAAAGCCTCAACCATCCTCTCCGTACTCTGCCTGTCTTCCCTAGCCATTCGCTGCTCAATCGCCGCTTTGCGCTGAGGGATCGTAAACTCCCTGCTCCGCTGTAACATCCGCACCATCGCTTCGACGCAGGACGATTCAAGCGGAATAGGCATACCTTGGGGTGTGCCGTCAGAGGTGAGAGGGAAAACCAGCTCCCACTCTCCGCGTGAGGGGTATGGCCCCGCCGTATCGATAGTCATCGAGCCATGCACCTCTTCCCCGAGCTTGCCCCACGTTTCAGGCGTACCATAGTCGCTAGGCGGGCACCACCGTTCCAAATGCCAACAGTTACCCGGCAAATACTTGGGAATCTCTCTCGTCTCCACCACACACTCAACGCAGCGGGGCTCGGTAAGGATGGGCCGCCCGTCAAGCCCGAGTAGGCCAGTGGGTTGCGGTGGCCGCCAAGTCTCCCACTGGCCGTGAACCTTGACAATCCGGTTGTACCCCCAAACGATGCGGAAGTTGGGCTCCCCCCAACAGTTGGTGCCGCCTGCGATAAGGAGCTTAACCTTTACCTCGTCGGGGCAATCGTGATGCTCAATGCGTTCCTCGGACTTTCTCACCCTAGCCTCCTAGTAACCAGCCGGAGTTGCAGCTCCCGACCAAAACACACCAAAACGGGGCTGATCCATGAACATATTCATCACTACGTCAATGTAGCTGATGTATCCGGCGGCCAAGCCCCCAGAGGTTCCGTAGATCGGGAACACAGTCTGCCCCCCTTCCTCAAAGAACCCCACTTCCTTGGTAATCCCCTTGCCCCAATGCTTCAGGATGATCCCATCGATGCGGTTGAGGGTGGCGTGGATAGAGGTTTTGATGGGGTAGCCGCCAAAGGTTTTAGGCGGGCGGCGCTTGAGCATATCAGGGGAGCTGTCGCCGCTAACTTGGTTGAGGATGATGGAGGAGACGGTGATTGCGGCGTCCTCCCACTGAGCCTCCATGTCCACGTTCATCATGATGACGATGGGCTCCTCAAATTCGGCACCGAGGACGCGGCGGAGGAGGTTTTCGCCCAAGCGCCGGGTAGCGGGGGTGATTGCGGCCCCGCCCAGAGCCACGTTAGGAGTCTTGAGAGCTTCAGGATAGGTTGAGCGGGCGAGGTTATTCCAGTTGCCGGTTGAGGAGCTAACATGGTTGTACAGCACCCCCTCAATAGAAACCGGGTTGGCACCGCCCGCGCCTTGGCTGATGTTGATGACCAGGGCATCGCCCGCTTGGGTTCCGGCGGGTACGGCGTTGACGGTTATCTGCTTGAGCAGCGGGTCTACGGAGGTGACGGTGGCGAGGCCGCGTGAGGCCGAGGCCAAGCCGTTTGGGTAGACTTGGATATCCTGGTTGAAGTAGAAGGCGTTGGGGTTGAGAACGGGGATCGTGGTTGAGAGGGCGACGTAGGTTGACTGGATGGTGTCTAGTTGGCCGGTACCGTTGGTTGCGAGGCAGAGGACATCGAGGAAGCGTTTGAACATCTTCATCGCTTCCGCAACTTCGCGGACGGCGACCGACTCAACGGCGCGGTCCTGACCCTTGGTCGCGTATTCAGCCAGCTTAGAGACTTCAAAAGCGTGGCGCAGGTGCAGGGTGGTGAGTGTGCCCACGTCCCACGTGGACCCCGACCCCCGGCCCATGTCGTCAAAGTCGGCGGTGCCCTGAGACGATTTACCGCCGGGACGGATCAGTTGGGGGAGGCGGATGTTGCGGGTGGAAGCGTCGATAGATTCGGTTTTCGATTCAATGAGGTCCAGAAAGATGTGCTCCTGCTCGTAGGCGGTGGGCACATTTTTGCGTACCTTTTCAAGCTGCAAAGCGATAGATTGTATATTACTTGGCGGTGCCATAGAGGCAACCCTCCTTAGTCGGTGAATTTAGTTCTTGCCTGTCGTACCATTCACAGACCCCAGGAGGATGACCCCTGCCTACCAAACATCCGGTTCAGGTCTTACAAACGGCCGCCTGCCCCTCGCGAGAGCTTTGAACCTCGATACCGCAAGCATCAAGGTCTGGCGGCCAAACTGCTAACGCAGACAGCGGGCCTCTCTAAGCGCCCAGGTGCCTGCCGCTTAAAACTTCCGCTGCATCCATGCGGCGGCCATCCGCATGATACCACTGTTTACCGATTTGGTAAGGTTTAGTAGGCTTGGCCGGTTGCCCATTAACGCGGGGGGCGGGCTGGGTTGAGCGCTGCGCCGGAGCCCCATTGCGCGATGAAACCAGCGACGCATTTTTCTCCATTAACACTTGCCGTACAAACCGGTTGAGCATCCACGGCTGGCTCGCTACGTTGCGGGCGAGGTCCAGACACCCTTTGCCATTGCGGGCCGCGTGCAGGGCGTTGAACTTGCGTACAAAGGCTTGGTTAGCGTTCATGGCGGTGTGCAGGCGGCGGCCTATCTCCGTTATCAGGTCGGCCCGATCCTTCGCGGGCATCGTGGAGGGTAATCGCTTGATGAGGTCGTGGTTGCCGATGATTTCAGAGTGCATCTGGCGGGTCTGCTGGCCGAGGGTTGAGTTAAACTCCCCGAGTGTGCGCTTGTCGTTGTCCTGGCGCTCGCGGTTGAACTGTTCGCGTTGGGCGCGGAGCCGCTGTTCCTCTGCTGTCGGCTGCCTGCCGCCCTGGTCCTGCATGAATCCGCCGAGGCGGGCGGCTAAGTCGGCGACTAGGTTGATGAGGTTGGGGTCTTTGGAGGCTTCGGCGGCGCGGCCCAGTTGTTCCATGTAGAAAGGGACGTTGGAGGCCACCAAGGAAGCGCCAACCACTTCCCCCATGATGCGGTTGTAACTCTCTCTGTCTTCTCGCGGCCACTCCCGCAGCGCCGTCTCCATCAGCGCCGGTGCGGCCTCCTTGCTGTTTGCCCAAATGTCCCGGATGATTTTGGGGTGGCCGATGTAGGCCCCGTCAGGCCCTTTGTCGTCTAAGCCCCCGTCTAACTGCTCAATCTCTTGCACCGTGCTCATGAGCTCGCGCAAATCCTCCATCCCATTAGGCAACATCTCGCGGAATTGGCGGGCCTCAGCTACGGTCGGGAAAAGTTCGCGGTACGCGGCGTCGCGGCGGAACGTGCCTTCGAGCGCGTTTTTGAGGTTAGGGTCTTTGGCTAAGGCCGCCGCTAACTCGGGGGATTTGGCGGTGAAGGAGCGGAGCCGGGCGCTCACCATCCCTTGGTACTCGCCTAAATCCTCCCCCTTCTCCTGCGGCGGAGCCGGTTGCTCAGTCTGTTGTTGTTGCCCCTCTTCCGGTGCTTGCTCAACCGGCGGTGTACTCACCTCTGGCGGTGCTTCGTATCCAACTCCCGACCCTGCGCCACCGCCCGCCCCTGCCCCTGTATCAACGTTTACCCCGGTATCTACCGGCGGCATCACTGCGATTGAGTCTCCCATAGTTGCGCTCCTATTACACCGCAGTTGGCTGCGGCGGTTTACCATTCACCGGAGGCTTACCGCCTGCTGACGGTTGCCCCGGCGGCTGCACCACTGGTTGCGGCTTGCTCAACTTATCCATTAGTTTGCCCGCCGCAATATCGTCCATCGTCACATGGATGCCCATCTCCGCCAAAGCTTGGATGATCGCGGCGGGGGGCATATCCTTGAGGTTCGCCGTCACACTGGGTTTGACCGGTTGCATCGGCGGCACCTGCTGCGCCTGTTGCTGCTGCACCACCTGCTTATGCTGCATCATGTGTTGTTTGATAGCTTCGTAGGCTTGGGGGTTTTCGCGCTTCAAGTCTTGGCCGTCTTGGCTGTTGAGGTAGCGTTTGCAGGTTGCCGCCTCCGCCGCATTGTCGTCTACATCAGGATCGATGTCTACGGGCACCCCCTCCTTCATCTCACTGATCTCTCTGAGCTGTTTTTGGCGAGCGTCAGCGCCAGGGATTACCAACCCTTCTACCCCTAACAGTTCAACCATCAGCTCCGCATTGTCGGGCTCGGTCATCAGTTGCTGACCTTGAGGGGTGTCGGCAACCTGTAGCACGGTGGCCCGCTTCTGACTCCAAGTCTCAGGGAAGTTCTCGTCGCCTTCTGGGTAGGCCCGCGCATTGCCCTCCAAGGCCGGAACATCAACGGTATCAGCCTCAAAGTCTCCGCTGTCGCTGATTTTCGCCAAGATAACCGGCCCCTGCACATTATCCCGAAACATATTACAGCTCAAAGTCATGATGTCGGCGTGCGCCTGCTTCAACACTCCGTAAGGGATTCCGGTGCGCCCCTTGGCCGCTTCGTTCTGAATAGCCATGCCCCGAAAGGTGTCGGGGCTACCGGCGGGGTCGCCAACCGCCGCCGGATACAAACCGGTCAACTGTTGGAGAATAGGCCCGCGCATCTCCTCCATATCCTGCACCATGTCGGGGGAGGCTGAGTCAACCCTGGTGGTCATGATGTTGTCTTGGATACGCTGGCCGTCGCGGAGGTTCACGGTGACATCGGCACCGGGCTCGCTGCGTTGGGACTCAGGGGCTTGGTCGTCAAAGATTTGGGAGTTTTTGTAGGTGACGGGGAGGCCATATTCGTAGGTTTCGGCCCGGATGTTAGATTCGGTGTTGTAGCGGTCTTGGACGCTGACGGCGGTAGACCCCCATCCGTTGCGATGCTGCCCATCTCCTGGCATCATGTGGCGCACTACCCAGCACTTGTCCATCGATTGGGGGCGCGAGGTGAGGTAGGTTGGGCCAGTGAAGATAGCGAGGCAGCCGTCAGGGAACTTTTGCTCGAACTTTTGTTGGGTTTGCAAATTCTCAAAGTAGCGGAAGGCGCACTTGCGAAACCACACTCGGGTCTTTGTGCACAAGACCGATAGTGCACCCCCGGTCTGGGTGAGGAGGTTTGCGCCCTCCGCTACGCTGAGACGGGCGTTGCGTTCAAACGAGTCATCGGCACCGCTGCTAGCGCCGGGTTTGATTTTGGTAGCGGCCCAAGGGTATTCGTCGCGGAGCTGCGTATAGTGCAACTCCTCCGACAGTTCAAGATAGTGGAACTTAGACTGTTCCTTGGCCCACTGCGGCCTACCCATTTCCAAGGCCCCCCACACCGTAATCGTTTGCTTACCCTTGGCCGGTGCGGTTGGGTCTCCATAACTCATCTCGTCAAATATCGCTGCAAAATCATCTCCGCCTCCGCCTCCGCTATCCGCAGGCGCAAGATTGTCGCTAGAAAGCATAGTTCCGCATTCAGGGCAAGGTACAGGGGGTACAAAGTGCGAGGCGGGGGCGTGCCACCCGCAGACCTGACAGCGGACCTCTTCCGTTTCTTCACCACCTTCTTGTCCCACGTCTTGGCTACCATCGCCGCCTCCTGCGCCGCTCTCCGCCCCCTCGTCCTCCTCCTCAAACTCCGTCAGCAGCCCAACTACCCCGTCGCACCACAGGAAGTATACCTCGTCCTGCATCAGACCTTTGATCGGGTTCCACCGCTCAATCTTCTTAGCTAGCTTGTCGTACCCTTTGGCGGTTTCGATGTCCCGGTAGTCCTGGGGGTTTTCGGGGTAGAAGCGGTAGGCTGGCGGGGAGCCTGTCACCAGAGCGATAGCGTTGAGCCCGGCGGACTGGTAGATGTTGGTGACGAATTCAAAATGGGGCATGTCGTCAATGTCGTAGTTGCCGTAGTTGAGCCAAGCTTGGGAGCCGGTTGAGGTGTTGAAGCATTTGTCGCGGTCGCTCCACCAAATATACTGTTGCGACCGCCAGTACATGCGGTCGTGGGCGCACTCCCTCACTTCCACCATGCGGGCGTAGCGGTCCTCAGTCTTAAACTTCAAGTATAGCTGGTAGAGCTGCTCCTGAGACTCGGTGTCAGAGGCTAGGGGGTCGCGGGGGTCGCCCTGTTGGTCGGGCTGTTCCTGCGACCCCGGTTGCGTCTGGTCCGATACGTCCGAGGGTACGGGTTGAGGTATGGTAGTAGCCATCTAAGCTGGTTTCGCTCTCTTAACTCTCAGCACGTGCCGAGGCCCGACAGAGGGTTTGGAGTAGGTGGGCAGCGAAGAGGGGTTAGGAGTCTCCGCTGCCCACTGCTTAGCCTTACCTTGCATCTCGGGGCCAAGGTAGCCGCCAAACGCCGCGCCCATCTGTTTCTTAGAAGTGAAGGGCATTGCCGCCTCAGTTTAAAACTTCAACATGCAAATCAAGGAGTTGGGCCGCCGTAGTGGCTGCGGTTGCCGACGCCAACACTACGTAGAGGTTGGTTTGGTCGGCGGTATCGAGCGAGCCAATAGCGGCGGTTTCCGTCGTGTGCCCAAAGCCTTGGATCGTGGCCGCGCACCCTGCCGTCAAACACGCTTGCCAGTTGCCGTTGGTCATGATGGTGCCAGCGGAGGCGGAGAGCGCGTTGACGGTCATCGTGCACTGGAAGTTTCCGTTATACGCGGCCCCGGTAAACGGGAATAGGCCCAGTATCGTACACACCACTGTCGGCGTACCGGTTGTAAACACCGGCCCTAAGTTAACATCGATGGTCCACGTGGCGGTGTTGACGGTGGTGGCGGTGATTTCGCCTGATACCCTAACCGTCCTGCCAATATAGTTCCAAAAGCCCTGGGGCAGCGCCACCGTACCCAGCACCCCGATGTTGCCGCCGGTGATTGAGCCGGTAGCGGCGAAGGGGCCGTAGTGTTGCTGAAAGGTTGTGGGGCGAGTGGCGGGTTGGTAGGCGAAGGTGGTGTGCGATTGGAAGACTGGCCCGTAGATGTTGGTGATGAAGGCTAAGGGCCGGAGCATTGTGGCGGTGGTGGGAGTGGCGAATTGAGCGGCGGCTCCGATAGCGCAGGCCGGATACATCACTTCCAAGGTAGAGAGGGTGCAGTTGGCCGAGGAAATGGGGAGCAGGTAGGCTGTGTTGAGGGAGGTGATGCCCGCGTAGGCACGCCAGCCCACCGCGCCGGGAGAGGCGGCGGGGGAAGCGTAGTTTATGTTAACGGAGGCGGTGGCGGTGAAGTTGTAGGTTGGGGAGCAGGGCGACTCGCCACCCAAGATATCGACATAGGTGACGCAGACGTAGTAGGCGACGGCGGCCCACGTAGCGGTAACGCCTCCGACGGAGGTGCCGGTGCCGGAGATGACCTGGGTAACACCGGCGGTAGCGGAGCGCACGGTCGGGGTGGCGACGGCGGTGAGGACGGAGGGTTGGACGGTGTACCAGGGGGTCAGCGCCGACGCCCGGTCATCGCGAATATAGACGTAGGGGAAGGGGGTCAGCGCGGCGATAATTCCGGCAGCGGTTTGCGAAGGAAGAGAGACGGCGGCCATGTTCCACAAGGCGTCAATGACGACGGTGCCCCCGGCGTTTGATAGGTAGGTGGCGTTGCTGAATTCAGCCTGAGACCCTAAATCGTTGATCGCTTCTTGGAGCCCTGCCGTACCCGACTGCACAACCGCGTCTTGGCCGTGGGTGTTAACGGTGGTTCCGGTGATGGTGACGCAAGGCCCCATCCCTTGCCCGATACCGAGGTTGCCGGAGGGGCAGGGGCCGACTGTCTCCGCCGTAATCGTTGAGATGACCTCGGCGTTTCCATCGTTGATGAAGATGGGGGTGAAGCCAAGGCCGGAGGGGGAGTTGGTGGCGGTTTGACCAGAGAAGCCGGGGGGAGCCCAGACGTTGGTTGAGAGCGTGGTGCCGTCTTGGAGAGGAAGGGGCAGGAAGGTGATAGAGGTGCCCGTCCCTGTCGTTGAGTTGCCGGTGATGATGCGCCCGGTCCACGTGTTGTAGGCGGTTGCGTACACAATTCCGCCCACGCGGTGGAGAGGGGAAGCGCCTTGGTTAAAAGTTTGCTGAGCAAACAGGGACACCGGAGCAGCCAGGGTTTCAATCCACAACACTGCAATACACAGTTTCGTAAGCCATCCGAAAGTCTTGCGCATTAGATTATCCTCCTAAATTCGGACGCCTATGCGGTGTCCGCTACTAACTTAACCTCAACGAGGCCGCCGCTATCCGGCGCAAAAAGTACAGCGTCAGGGTCAGTCGGATGGAGAAGCGATATTACGCCGCTCAACTCAGTACCATCATCCAAGGCGATGACCAAGCGTTTGCCGATTTCTCTCGTATCGATGTTGCTTTCCACGCAGCCTCCTAACCCATCTCGTAGCCGCCGTGCGCCTGCTCGGGTTGCTCCTGCCCCTCGCCCCCACCCATACTCCCGCCATGATGCTGGTGGACATGCGCCGCAATACCCTCCGCGTCCCCATGCTGATGCTCATGCATCTCATGCTGCCCGCTGTGGTGGAAGACGTGGACGGTTACCCCCTTTTGATGGGAGTGGATGAACATGTGAGGGGGGTGTGTACCCTCTTCGGGCGGAGTGTTAGCGGTAGTTTCCTGGCTGTGCGCGGGCATCTCTGCCGCCGACGCCCCCATATGACGGCCAAGAGCCGGGTTAGCGAAAAATCTTGATCCCATTATAGCGCCTCCTTCAGAAATTTGAGCGTCTCTTCCTCGCCCTCAAAAAAGTGTTCGCACACCTTGCCGCTCTTGGTGGTCACTTTGACCGCGTACCCATCGTCGTTGCCGGGGCGATCCAGGCAATCGATCACAATGCGCTTGGCGTCTCTCTCACCGTTGCGTAAGATCGCCTCAATGTCCCGCGCCATAGCTAATCCTTGGCCGACACGTTACGGCCCCCGTCTGTCGCTTCAAGGTAGCGGCGGCGCTGGTCCCAATGACGTAGAGATTTGGCCGGAATCTGCCCTTGCTTCACCGCCAGCTCTACCCCTGCCCGCCACCCCGCTAAAACCTCAACCTGCTCACTTAGCCGATTTATCTGCGCCTGCGCCAGCGCCAGTTGCTGCTGCTGGTTTTGCAACTGATCCTGTAGCTTTGACCTCAACATCCACTGGCAGGATCGCGTGAGCGCCTGTGTTAATCGCGTGCGCAAACGCATGGGCCGCCTCCTTGGCTTTGTGTCCGAGGAACTTTACGATGGTTGAGTGGGCCTCAACCTTTTTCTCGGTTACGCCTGTGAGAGTGGGTGTGGTTGTCTCCACTGGCTGCAACACGGTAACCACGTGCTCATCAGGGAAATCCTTGCCAGGGGTGATCGCTGCCGAAACTTTCAAATCGCTCATTGTAGCCTCCTTAGCTTGGTTAGAATTGCTGCTACCGCCTTCTAGACCGCTCCCTCCGCCTTCTGAGCCGTCACCTACGTCGCTACCGCCGTGAGGCCAGTGGGGGCGTCGGGAATGGCGAAAGGGATTGTGGCGTTAGCCTCCGCAGAGGGAACTGAGGCCCCGGCGGCGTCCACCGCCTCCACATAGTAAAAGTAGGTCTGCCCCTCAACCAACCCTGGGTCGTTGTCAACGTAGGTGGTGGCGGTGATACCCGTAGCCAGCGGCGTCGCATTCTCCTTGCCCGCCGCTGTACCGCGAAAAACATCGTAGGAGGTGGGGGTGGGGCCGACCGCCGGAGCTTGCCAATTCAAAGTTACAAAGTGTGCCATCGCTAACTCCTCTCTCTCTCTGATTTAATATAGCCTATTCGTCATAACACCGCTGCTGAAGTTGCCGCCGCTGTTGTTGGGGGCCGCCGCTATCATGAGTTGGGAGGCGGTGGTAGAGGTGCAGCGGGCGGTAAAAGTCACAAGAGCGGATTCAGTCACTATTGCTGTCAGGACCATATGATTATTTTCCACCGTTGCGGTGCCCAAGGTGCCAGTTGACCAATACCCTTGATCCAAGACATTGGTGCCGTCAAAGAGTTCGCAGGTGAAGTTGGTGGCCGCTGTGACGCTAGTGGTTTGGAGGTCAACAGAGGCTTTAACCGAGAAGGTTCCGGCGGCGGTTGTGGTCACGGCTGGAAACGTCCCTGACACCGGCGTATAACTGCTGGTTCCCAGGGTAACGTTGCCGGTAATGAAGTTTGAGAGTGGTGCGGTGAGCACCGACCCAATGCCCGTAGCGGTTTGGTCAAATATGACAAGATCGGTCAGGTAGGCTGACTGCACCCCGCCGCTCGTGTCCGCGCGAAAATACTCAAAAGCCACGTTGGTGCAATTGGCGGGAACGGTGTAGAAGGTTGCGAAGGTTGTCCAGCTTGTACTTGTGCTGCCTTGAAGGTAAGATAACGACAAACTGGTGCCGGTGCTGTCTAACCAGTCCAAGGTTAACCAAGGCAAAAAGGTGCCGTCTGACAGAAGCTTAGCAGACATCCATATGACATCACCAGGGGTGACTTTGTAATTTTTCAGGGTTGACGCGCCATAGTATTGGGTGGTGGTGGTTATCTTCAAAGACGTGCCGTGGAGGTATGGGGAAGTAGTGCTTTGGGCTATGGCTGCTGGACCGGCGTTGGTTAATCCCCCACTCTGCCAGCCGCTTGTACCGGCAACAAAGCTACCGTTATCGATGCCGTTAAGAGCGGAATAGTTCACGCTTGGTATGGTGCTCAGAGGGTCTGACAGGTTTGAGAATGTATTGGTTTCCCACGGTGAGGCCCCATTTCCGTAAGTGTAGGTGAGCCCGTATATGTAGCCCGAGCCGCTCAGGCAGTTGTTGACCGTGGTGCATACGCCGGGAGAGGCTGCGGCGGTGTTAGAGTAGAAACCGTAGGAGACGCTACCGTTGTCTGTTTCCGGGTGGCCGGTAACGAAACTTCCAAACAGCGACGAACCGCCATCAAGGAGGAACATGTATTGGGGCGCGGCGGCGGGGGCGGCGAAGTTGCCGTTTATGTTGATGAAAGAGTTGAATCCGGCGGAAGCGGCCCCGGTAACGTGGAATAGAGAGTCGCCGGAGATGAAGGTGGTAAAATAGATGTCGCTGAACATGTTGTGCTGGAGAGAGTTAAAGCTGACATCCCCAGCGTCTTGTTGGAGCAGGAAGCCGCTAGTCATGTTGGCGACGGTTACCTTGTCAAAAACGTCGCGCTCCTCAAAGTAGTTGGCGGCCTCCATCAGCACCGTGTTGTTGCAATTGGTGAGGGATACGTTTTGTACGTAGAGCATCAGGGCGTCGAGGAGCCAGAGGCCGTTGTTTTGGCGACCGGTGCCGCCTGTAGGGTTAGAAGAGTTGCAGTTGAAGGTTATATCCTTTATGAATTGGTTGTGGTTAGCTACGTCAAGGTTAAGGTAGTTGCTAACTTTAAGTAGCGCAATGCCGGAGGTGCCGCTCGCGGCCTGAATGGTGCTGGCCCGCCCGCTGCCCAGCACGTTGCAGGCTCGGTTGGTGATGGTGGTTGGGGTGGCGTTGACAAGGTAGTTACCTACCGGAAAGAACAGGATGCCCCCATTGGCGTTGCAGGCTGCGATTGCCAAGTTAATAGGGCCGAGGTCGTTGGTGGTGCCGTTTCCGGCTGCTCCAAACGTCTTAACGCTGTAGGTTGTGTAGTTGACGGTAGAGTAGCCGTAGGTGGGACCGAGGCCGGGGCCGTTAGGGGTAGGGCCTAGCTGCCCTCCGTACTTCATCACCGCTAGCCCGGTGAAGAGTATAGCCGCGAGCGCAAGATATCGGATGTGTATTCTCATGACACTGCCAAATTAACGGTGATTGAGGTGCCGGTAAACCCAGAGAGCACCAAGCGGTATTGGGCACCGGATACGAGTGGGCTGATGTTGCCTGCGCCGGTGGCGAACACGTTGACAGCGGTGCCGCTGTTATTCCAAGTGACGCCGCCATCCAAAGACTCTTGGAGCTGGAGGGTGGCGGCGGAGAAAGTACCGGAGCAGGAGTAGTCGGCGCTGCGGTTGCCGCCAACTTGCGAGGGTGGCACGCCGAAGGCCCCGCTGTTGCCGTTGGCGGTGGCGGCGCTGAGTATGGTTACCGCCATCCCCTGCTGCAAGATAACCGGGAACGCGGATGGTATAAAAGGCATTAGTTGGCCCCCTTATGCTTTTTGAACGCGCCGCCCATCAACCGCAGACCTAGCAGCCCCCGGCCCCTGATATGGGGGTTAGCGGAGTGGGACTCGGCGGCAGCCTCCTGATGTTTGCTCACGCCTTTGGCCGCCGCCGCTTTGGTCAGAGCGCCAGGGTGCTTGATCGCTTTGCTCAGCCAGTGCGCCATTAGCCCCTCGCCCCATACTTAGGTTGCTGCTTCATAGGCTGCCACTGCCTACCCGGCCTATATACCCGGTGACACAGTTTAGGCTTCTCTAGCGCCCTAGCCCGCCTCATCATCATTGCGTAGGCTGTAGGGTCCAAGTCTTGAATTGTGATCCCTCTGCCCTTCACATACTGCTCAAGGTGGTCTTTGACGCGGATATCGAGCGGCGGCCTCGGGGTCTTCAACCTAGACTTCAACCCATACCTTGCCGAGTCCGCTGGATCATCCCCACCCTTCCCTTCCTCGTCACAATCCACCTTCAACACGTCCTCGCGCTCGTCCTCGTCCCGCTGCAACTCTGGTATACACCCGATCAGGCGAACGCAGGAGGCATCAATCTTCCACAGCCCGGCTGTGAGTAACTGATGCATAAGACGCCACCCTCCAATCCTATCGTTATCAGCACGTGAAGGGTAGGGGAGGTGTCCGGCTTCGAGCGCGTTGCCAAGCTGCTCGGCAATGGTGTCTTTGGAGAGCCATTGGCGGCGGGATAGTTCAAAGGCGTCAGGAGAAAGGTATACATCGTCGATACGCTCCCCCTCACTCATTTTGGCGATGGTTTCGCCTAAAAGCTCGGGACTCATGTGTTGGGCGACCAGTTCGCGGTAGGTGATGGTGGTGGAGTCTGACTGCGTATGCCAATAGACTGCGGCGTTGTGCTCGTAGCCCCAATCAATGCTCACCCAGCGCGGCCACCACGCTTCGAGCCGGGCCTTCACAACCGCCTCGTCCGCGTCCCATATGTCGAAGAATTGCCCCGCAAAAGCGTCCCAATCCCCTTCTAAGTAGGCCATCCTCATCTTGCCGCGCAAGGCGTTGAGCACCTTGCCATAGGGTGAGTGCGCCAGAAACATCTGTTTGCGCTGGTCATCGGTGAGCTTGTCGTAGTATTCAGCCTTAGTTAGCTTAGCGGTAGCGAGGTAATCCTCCATCCACTCCACGTTGTCCCAACCGTAGGCGCGGATAAAGGTTAGGTCGGTCAAATCCTCGCCCTTTTCGGCCCGGTTGTCCACAAACACCCTTTTGAGGTAGTTGTGGCCGCGACCGCCGGGGTTGAAGGTTAACATCAGCTTGGGGGTGCCGGGGCGTCCGTATATGTCAACCATACCTGGACACCGACACCGTGTCTTCATGAAGCTAATTTCCTCTTGGTTAAACTGTTGCGCCTCGTCAATGAAGATAGTGGCCCACTCCGAACCCTGCCAGTCATAGATGTCGCCTTGCATGTCGTGGGCGGGGTGCTCGGCGTATCCGAATACGACTTGGCTCATCCCGGCCACTTTGCCATCCTTGCCCGCTACGGTCAGGTTCAACGTTTTCTCGCTCTTGACGTAGCCCTTTTGGAGCTTAGGGTACTCGCGGAATAGCGCGGTGATGTGGTTGTCTATGAGTTGCTTGGAGAGTCGGCGGAGGATCAGGTGGCGGGTGCCTGGATACTTTAGGGCTCGGTACAGGACTATCCGCCTGCCGCCCCCACTCTTTGCTCCACCCATTGCGCCACCCATACCTATGGTGGTGTATGGGGAGTCTTGGACCAAGCCCAAGAAGTCTTGCTGCTTAGGTTGCAAGGCTACGGCGATATTGGGCGACGAAGACTTAGTAGGCATTGGTGATCAGTTCACAGCTTCAGCGCGCCGCGACCGCTCGGCTAGGTTGTCAGCCAGCCGCTGCCTTGGCTTGAAGTATTCTTGGAAGCGTTGCTCAAGCCTCTTTAAGTCATCGTCGCCTACGCGGCTAAGTAGGCTGACAACTACTTGATAGTCGCGGCGCTTCCATGCGCGCTTCTCCTCCATCTGTGCGTAGCGCAGGGCGGCGGCGTTGCTTGCTGTCGGATGCTCAGCCTTAAACGTCAGGAACAACCCTTTGCGGAGCGAGTCCCTTAGTTGGTGTAGGGTTAGCATAGTAGTTAGCGCGGCCTCGGGAAGCGCAACCGGCTGGACCTAGGGTTGCGCGGCCATATGGCTATGATAATGAGGAGCACGATGGATGTGCAGACAGCGATGATGACGGTTAGGGCAAAGGTTAACAGGTAGTGGCTGGCGGAGAGCACATAGTGGAGCAGAGTGAGCAATCAAGGCTCCTGGCTGGCGTCTGGCGTAGGTTGCACATCCAAAGCGTTGGTTGAAGAGTATTGGCGAGCGTTGGCCGACCGATCCTGTTGGAGCTGACTGGTTGAGCGACCACCAATCGCCACCACATCTACCCCGATAGCTTCCCCGTCCGCGCCGGTGTGCTCAACCCGCTCCGTACTAATGCCTAGCAGGTTGCACGCTAGTTTGAGGTATTCCCGACGCTCGCCCCAAGCTATGACGTTGGCCGTATCCGTAACCTTACCTTCAAACTGAAAGAATTTGGTGTCAAACGCGTCGGCGCCCTCAGCGACCTTAGCCGCTATCTTACCTAACGGCAGATAGGTATCCAGCGCTTGCCTAAACGCTAACCTGGCGTCGGGCATAAGCTGGCTACTAGCGTGGGTACATGTGTTGTGACCATACCCCGCTTGTTCGGCAGCCTTACGTATGGGTAACCCAGCAGCGATACCATCCGCAAACTTACGCCGTCGCTTTAGGTCAAGTGACATGGTGCCCGTTTAGTGTTTGTGTGTACCATAAAACCAGTACATTGCCGTCGCAACCCTACTCTGTTCATTCTTAATAAGTCAACAAATTTCTATTGGTTTTGCTCCAATACCATGCTACATTGTTGAAATGAAACACACCACCATTTCATTCATAGATCAGATCGACCGCTCCGGTCCGCGCCATGTTATCAAAACTTATAGCCGCACCGGGGAACTGCGAACCAAAGCTAACATTTGGCAGACAGACCATAGCTACAACCAAATAGCCATACTCTGCAACATGAACGTGGGCGATGTCAGCCGCATCTTCCGGGGGATAGGTTACCCGCGAGCAGCGACTGTTAAGAAGCTGGCTGAGGGGTTAGGGTGTAGTATAGACGAAATGTGGCGACTGTTGAACCTGTGAGTAGGCAAATATGGCGCAAAAAGCTTACACATGTAGGCGGCAATCGTACCCATGCTAGCCAATTTGGGCTAACAGTTGCAATAGGTTAGAGGGTGTGTAGCCGGGCCATGACAAAAAGTGGCGGGGCAAAGTGACAGAAAAGGGCGGAGGAGCGAAGAATAGGCGAACAAGTTAGGCGGGAGCAGGGTGTAAGTGTAAGGGAATGGGTTAGGGTATGGTTAGGTAGTTTGGCATATGGTGTGCAGTATGGTTAGGCGAGAGGTGACAAACAATGGAAACGTTGAAGACAGGTGACTATGCTTACGCGGATTGCTTCATTGCGGGTTTGGTGCCTTGCCAAGTCACTAAGATAACCGGATTGAGCGGTATGCCTAGCACAGCTCAGGTGATAACAGTGAGGTTTACCGTATCTAAGAACGGCTATCGCAAAGGTGAAACACAGGAGTTCTCAGGATTGCGTGTGATACCTCGCGGAAGCCTCCGGTATAGAAGCGGACAAGCGCGCATTATGGCCTATGAAGTGCATATAGGTTAGGCGTAAGCGAGAACAGAGCGACAGGAGGAAACAACCAATGGTTGATAGATTTGATTTGTATGGTGCGCTTTACATGCTTTGCGTTCGTTGGCATAGTGGCCAATGGTCACGCGGCTACCGTTTATTGGGCCGTCTATACAATGCTGGATACCGCCCGGGGCTAACTGTCAGAAACGGACATGGCTTTGAATCGGATGAACAGCGCAACATCTATAAACAGTTGCTGAAGCACCGCAATAAGCTATAGGTTAGGCGTAAGTGAGAACAGAGCAAAGGATGGTAACCATGATAGTAAGCATAGGTACGAAAACCTACGTTAGCGCGTTTAACGATGGCTCAACTGTTTTGCGGACAGCTCGCAAAGGCCATCGGTGTGCAGGAGGCCATGACGGAACAAAGCATGTGACTTGCTTAGTGCCAATAGTTATAGGCTCCGAGTACATCGAATATATTGGTGAGTGCGGCCCTTTTCAAAGTGGTAAGCGCTACCACAAGGGTTGCGCTGTGCTGCAGGGCCTACTGCACCTTTTTGAGAAAGGCAATGGCTAACCGATGCAACTAACCCTTAACCCAACGCTGTTTAACTTAGCGGTCGTGGCGTGCTACGTGCTTGTGTTGGTGGTGGCGTTGGCGGATAGAAAACACAAATAAAGGAGACGGCGATGAAGGTTATACGCGGTTGGTCTGTAGTTTATGTAAGCTTGCAAGATGGCGAACAATCGTTGGTTATTCACAGCACAAAGCAAGCGGCTGACGATGTGCTAGCGCGTCTGCGCAATATTTGTCCGGGTAGACAGGACATTGAGGTTAGGCCGGTTGCTGTGGATTTTGATGAATCGGTACGTGGTGACAGCCGACAAACGTTGACCAGCGTTACTGCCCTATGGTTTGGCCTACTAAGTGCTAAGCATAGGGCAGAATAGGCCGGTTAAACAAACGAGCAGAATAGACCGCTCGCAGAGGTAACGCTAATGAACACTCAGAAACGTGGCAGGACTAAGCAAGCTAAGTTCAACGATTTGCGCAAGCGCTGGCAGTTCCACTTTGCGAATGGCGGTGGGATTGTAGGGGAACGAGCTTTGTGCGCCATGCGTGCAGCAAGGGCTGAGATTTGGGCAGAGCATAACGGTGTTGTGTTTGAATGGCTGTTTGATAGCTCACAGCCATATGAAGATGCTCTTGGTGATCATGCTTATTGGTGCTCAGCCGAGCGGCGCGAACGGTCGGGCTACGACGCCAACGGTGATCACATACGCGGTTACCACCCGCAAATAACACGTAGCAGACATGAGCACGCGGTTGAGGAGTGTGTTGCATACAAACAATGCCCGGACCATGGAATAGACTGTCAACACGCAGAAGTATTAGCGTCGTTAAGCGCCATTATAGATGCCACAACCAGTTACAAACGAGTGGTTGAAGCGGAGTTGGCAATGGCTGCTCAAGAATTACTAGGGGGTTAGGCAGGCTAAGGGTAAATCAAACAGCAGAGAGAGGAGGCAGCGATGACAGCAAAGGAAGCTTTGGAGCGGTATGCAGTAGATAGGGATTTGGGCAGGGCGAACCTGCGCGGGGCGGACCTGAGCGGGGCGGACCTGAGCGGGGCGGACTTGCACTGGGCGGACTTGCACTGGGCGGACCTTCGCGGGGCGAACCTGAGCGAGGCGAACTTGCGCGGGGCGAACCTGAGCGAGGCGAACTTGCGCGGGGCGGACCTGAGCGGGGCGGACTTGCGCAGGGCGGACCTTCGCGGGGCGAACCTGAGCGAGGCGAACTTGCGCGAGGCGAACTTACGCGGGGCGGACCTGAGCGGGGCGGACCTGAGCGGGGCGAACTTGCGCAGGGCGGACTTGCGCGGGGCGAACTTGCGCGAGGCGGACCTTCGCGGGGCGAAACAGCGCATCGTGCAAATATCGGCAACTCGCCATCAGATCATAGCTATTGATGACGAGGTGAGGATAGGGTGTAGGCGGCAGCGGTTAGGGTGGTGGGTTGACAATTACCAAGAGGTCGGGAAGGAGGAGGGGTACAGCGAGGCCGAGGTTGAGTTGTATGGGGGGCTGCTGAAGGCGTTGGTGAGTGGCAAATCAAAAGAGAAGGAGGAGGCGCAATGAGCAAAAAACATTTTATCGCGCTAGCTAACACAATTAAAGAGGTGCGAGCGGACGATGGTGCCACCCCCTTCACTGACTACCAGATTGAGATGCTAGCGAACTTTTGCAAGGCACAGAATCCGCATTTCTGCCGCGAGCGGTTCATCGGCTATATCAATGGCGAGTGCGGGCCGAATGGCGGAGCGGTAAAAAAGGCTAAGGCCGCCTAACAAGTTTGTGGGCCGGGTGACCTTGGCAACCTACCATAGTAGGAGCGACCGGGAAGAGTACCGGCTGGCTACAGCGGAGAGCAGAGGAGGGTGTGGCGATGACTACAAATGAAGAGTTGGAGCAATGGCAGAGGCAGGGGTTGAAGCGGTTGCTGGATGCGCTAGCGGACCACCCGCGCATTGAGGCCGAGCTGACAGTGATGGAGCTTACAGTGATGAGGGAGCAGGGCGAGGGCGGGGCGGTCAGCTACATACCCTATAATGGAAAGGTGAACTAACTTCAAATCACAAAGGAGTATCGACAATGCGAGTTTTGAGCATGAGTAGGTTGGTTGTGTTGGTGGTGGTAGTGGCGGTGATGTTGGGGTGCGGGTCAGTGGCTCAGTACCACCCCTCAATCCCAGGTATTTCCGCGCCCGCGATACCGGCGGCCCCAATGCCTGTTAAACCACGGCGCAAATAACCGTTGACTTTACCTATCAGGCAGGGTAACTATGGCTGGTCGGCAGTAGCAGGGAACGTAAATTACAAACAAGGAGGCGGTACCGATGGCAGACGAAAGTAAGCAGCAACTATTGATGCGCTGGGAGTACCAGTGCAAGCAGTTAGCAGCGTTTATCAAAGCGGGCAACCACCCTATGGTTGACGCGACGCGGGGCAGGGTCAACGCGATTGCGAATCAGGCTGAGGAGGCTAAGGTGAAGCTGACGAGGCCCGAGGCGGTGAAGGGGGCTGAGTTAGCGGTGAGCGACCCGGTGTTTGAGGGGTTAGAGGGGTTGATGGATGAACCGGCGGAGACGGTGGGCGAGCCGTTCATTGCTCAAACCACGGCGGCGGCGGCGGTGCAAGCGGCGGAACCACCAGCCCCCTCGATCCCGCGACGGGCGCGTAAAAAGGCTGAGCAACCATTGGCAGAGGCGACTGCGCAGCCCGCAGCGCCAGCCGAAGCGCCGCAAGCAGCAAACCCTGAGCCTCTCTTAGGTTCGCCTCATGCAGCGGAGGATGTCAAACTGTGCGCCCACGGTTGCGGTGTACCAATCAAGGCGCATCAAACCTTTGCCCAGGGCCACGCTAGCAAATACCACTCGCTGATACGGCAGGTTGAGACAGGGCAGCTCAAAGCGGCGGAGTTGCCCGCTCAGATGCGCGATGACCTGAAATGGGGACCGGACGGCCTAGCAACCAACCCGCTGATTGAGATCAGGCGGAATGTGGGAGGAGGCCGCAAACCAAGTCCGCGCTCTACCAATGGTGCCGCGTCAACTAACCCAGCCATAGACCCAACCCCTAACCCGGCACCGATGTCAATCGCTGAGCGCTTGGCCTACCACCAAGCCGAAATCGCCAAGCTCACCCCTGTGCACGAAGCGATGCAACGGGAACTCAGCCAACTACACGCGAAGTATGAGAAGGTTTTGGCGAGTGGCGGACCTAAGCGTACGCGCCGCTCTCGCCGCAAGCCCACGGCCAACCCCGGAACATTGGCCCAACCAGCGGCTGCCCCTCCCGTAGCCGCTCCCGCTAAACTGGCTTAATACCCAGCCCACCTAACCTGAGCGGGCGACTGCTGGCGCGGTTGCCCGCTCCCTCCCTTCCCCAAAAACTCTCAGAAGCAACAATACCGGAACCGGACACAGCCTCTTTCTGCCCGATACGTAGAAGCAGGTATCCTCGTGTGTGTAAGTGTATATATATATATAGGATGTGTGTGGTTCCGGTAGAGATGCTTCTGGCTCAAACCGCCTGCCCAAAAGCTTCCTGATAGAGCTTGATGAACGATTCTGACAGTTGCAGAATATCCTCGCGCACCTGATTGTCGAGGATTCCAATGGCGCGAAGCTCGGCAACCTGCCAAGCTACGCTCTGTTGGATGAGGCCGGTATAGGTTGTTATCTCATAGAGCGAACACTTAGCCCCGGCAGATAGGGCTTCGATGATCATCCACCGGACTTCGGGCACACTGTCCCTAGCCATACGGGCAGCCAAGGCTAAGTCTGAATCGTCAGCCACCCTACCGGCCAAGTCGGCGCTGGCTGTGACTACCAGATGCATGGCGTTAACGAGGCGGGTAGGTAGCTCGGGCGGCGAAACCTCAGCAATGGTTCGGCGGTCAGCGTCGGGGCGCACCACGTGGCGGCGGGCGTGCGCAACCACCTCAGCCATTGCTAACAGGCGCTCGTAGTATTGCTCGGGCATTGAGGCGGCGGACGTGGCGCTGGCCCCGGCGACCAAGGCTTGGCTAAGGTCGCGGAGGCCCTTGTTTATTTCTTGGCGGTGCTCGGACTGCTTGACCATAGCGCGGCCCGCCGGGCGCATCGGCGGGACAATCAGGCGGACATTGACAAAGCGCTCACCCAGGTCGCGGTTGACCGACCAAGCCCGCTCAATTACCGGGGTACATGCCGCGACTATGGTTAGGCGGCCACACCATGATTGTGACCCGCTTTCGCCTGTCTCTTTGTTCCACCGCCCATCATAGATACGGCGTAGCTGGCCCGCAATCGCTTTGCGGTCGTCCTCCCTTTTAGATAAGAAGGTGGTGAAGTCAGAGAAGAGGAGCATGGCGTTGGAGCCGAGGCGGTTGAGGAGGGAGCGGGATTTGAGTTTGGCGGAGAGGAAGGTTGAGGGGGTGAGGTCGTCTAGACATTCGGAGTTTGGGAAGCTGGTTAGAGCTTCGATGTGCAGGGCGGTTTTGGATGAGCCGGGCGGCCCTACTATGAACAGCCATACCGGTAGCTGGTGCTGGTATAGGGAGGTTTGCCCAACCGCCAGGGCGATGCGCAGGGCTTCTAGATCGGGGGCGTAAAACCATTTGTCCGCGAAGGCGCATAGGTTGTTCCAAGCTTGTTGTTGGGGAGTGATGGTTGGTTCACGGCGGGTAATGTCGGCGTACCTATCCGTAGGTTGCGATTGCATCAGCGACCCTCCACATCAAAGAGAGTACCGGGAAGGTTGATGTGGGGAGCTGGGAACTCCCACCTTCCCGGTTTAATCCTAGCTTCCGGTTGGCCGACCGGCCCAAACACTGTATAGCAAAGGGTTTGAGAGGTCAATGAAAAAAGTTTGCGGTCAATAGCAGATTCCCCTTGACAACTTTTAGGGTCGCGGGTAAAGTCACACGTATGTCACGGCCTCCAATATACACTGACGGGTTGACAAAGCAGCGCAGGTGGCAGTTGAAGAAGGCGGCGCAGGGGCTGTGCATCACCTGTGGCAGGGCGGCTAACGGGTCCAAGCTACACTGTAAGAAGCATCAGGAAGCTTTCAACCGGAATAAGCGCGACTACTATCACCGGCAGAAGAGTATGGAAGGGATGGAGGAATGAGTAAGCCGTCTGACTATGGGCTGCCCGTTAGCTTTGACCCTTGGCGGCCTAACCAGGAAGAGGCGATGTGGCGGGCGCTCGCTGATCCTCACCGTTTTGTGTGTTTGTGTGCTCCGACAGGGTTTGGCAAGTCTCTCCCAGTCGTTGCGCTGCACAAAGTGTCAGGGTTGCGGACGCTGATACTTACATCCACGAAGGGGCAGCAGGACCAGTATGTGCGGGCGTTTGAAGAAGCTGGGTTGGCGGATATTCGCGGGATGGCTAACTACGAATGTCTGCTGGAGCGGGATAGTGTGCAGGTGGTGAGGGGGCAGGTCGCCAAATACACAAGCTGCGAAGATGGGCCGTGCATGAGCGGGGGCCACTGCCGCCTAAGAGAGCGTGGCTGCCTATACTTTGACGCGGCGGAGCAGGCTAAGGCGGCGCGGCTGGTAGTCAGCAACTACGCCTATTGGCTGGCTGATGGGCGAAGAGAGGAAGGGTTGGGCCGGTTTGAGCTGATAGTGATGGATGAGGCCCACGACGCACCGGAGCAGCTAGCTAAGTTTTTGCGGGTTGAGTTGACAAGGCAGGAGATCGAAGGCGTGCTAGGTTGTGACTGGCCCGGCAGCGGTAGCTTAGACGCGTGGCAACCCTGGGCACAGCGGATGTCCTATCAGGTTGAAGCTGAGCTAGGCGACTACCAAGATAAGCGCTCGCTGACAGCTTCGGAGCGGCGTTATGTGAAAGGCCTTCGCGAGCTTCACCGAAAGTTGACAGCACTGAGCAGCATAAAGGGTGAGTGGGTGACGGAGACGGTAGGTGATGCGAAGGTGTTTGACCCGGTTTCACCCGCCGCTTATGGTTCGCTGCTTTATCAGGGGTGCCCCAAAGTGGTTTTGGTGGGAGCCACGGTGAGAGAGAAGACCGCCGCATTGCTTGGTGCTAACCCCATCGACATCGGCCTCCATGAGTATCCATCGTCCTTTGATGTGCGCAGGCGGCCTATCTATCACATCCCCGTTCCCTATGGCGGGGGCACCGTCCGCCTGAACTACAAAGCTAGCGACGAGGAGCTGAGGGCGGTGTGGCGGGCGATGGATAGGTTTATCGAGCCAAGGTTTCAGACGCGCAAGGGGATCATCCACACAGTGAGTTATAAGCGCCGCGACCAGATTTTTCAGGGGAGCGAGTTCGCCTCCGCGATGCAGGCCCATGACTCGCGCAATTTGGCGTGGGCGATTGAGCGGTTCAAAGCCGCTCCGCCCCCGGCCATATTACCCTCGCCATCGATTAGCACAGGCATTGACCTGCCTGACGACCAGTGCCGGTGGATACTCATCCCCAAGCTGCCGTACCCGGATACGCGCTCGGCGGTGATGCAGGCCAGGGTGAGGGCTGACCCTGAGCTAGCGCCGTATATGGTGGCCCAAGAATTGCAGCAGATGACTGGGAGGGGGAATCGGCATGTGGGGGATTGGTGCGAGTGCGCCATATTTGATGATTTGTTCCGGTGGTTCATCAGCCGACACTACAGGTTGTTTGCGAGGTGGTGGGTGGAAGCGCTGGTGAGGTTGAAGCCAGGGGTGCAGCCAGCGCCGCTGGAGGTTGAGGAGGTGCCAAGTGTACGACGATGATGTGGTTGAGCGGGTGCGGCAGTGGTACACAGACAGAGACATGGATTTGCAACTGCTTAAGGGGATCGGGGTCGGGGTGTTGGTTGGGATGGTGCTGGGCACCGCTGTCTGCTCGATACTCTTAGCGATCAAGCTTGGTTAGACCTGCCAAGGCCGCCGTAAGGGTTGGTGGTAGGCAGCGGATAGTGAGGAGGCGAATATGGCAATTACGAAGCAGCAGCCAGCAGCGGCGGCGCAGGGTCAGGCGCTCCATGTGAGCATGGACCCTGAGACTTTCGGCGCTGGTGGATTGCTAGATGACGTGGATGTGACTATCAGCGATATAGCGTGGGTAGTGTGGGCGTATCCGAGCGGGCCGACAGCGGGGCAGCAGGCTCCGTTTTTGCAGGTTGAGTTTTTGCCGCCGGATGGGAAGGAGCACGTGGAGAGTTTGAAGGCTGATAGCTTGGAGTTTTTTCAGCCGAGCGCGGATGGCGAGTGGTTGGATATGGTGATTGACCCGGCTACGGGTGCGGCGAAGAAAGGGAAGCTGCCAGGGCAGTCCAACGCGGGCATCTTCCTGACCTCCCTAGTGACTGCGGCGAGCGGAATGCACGCGGGGGCGGGCGACGAGATGAGGAATCTGTTAGGGGCGAAACCGATCTCCGCGCTCAAAGGTTTGCAATGCCATATTCACCGGGAGATCATGAAGCGGACGGGGAAGCCGCTGCCGGGCCAGGAGGGGAAGGATAATAAGGTGTTGGTGGTTGACAAAATCCACGTGTTGCCGAATGGGACGGCGGCGGCAGGAGTGGCGGCGAAGGCGGCGGGGCCAAGAAGGGCGGCTACCGCTGCTCAAGCGCCTGCCCAAGCGCCCGCCGTAGCGGTCACCCAAATCACTCCTCCCTCCTCTGACGCCGCGCAAGCGACGGCGGAGCTGGTGTTTGTGATTGTGGCGTCGGCTGGCCCTGGCGGAGTCGCCAAGAAGGATTTGCCTAAAAAGATGTATGACATGGTGCCGGTCAAAGACGCCGCGTATGGGGAGATGGTGCGGTTGGCCTACCTTGATGAATTTTTGAAGGGTGTGGCGGGCGTCAAGTACGAGGGCGGCGTGCTGACCCTAGCCTAACAAGTTGCGGGCGTGCTCGGCAAGCTCTCTACTCGCGCTGCTTGTTGCCGGGTGGCAGGGTTGAGGGCCACGCCCGCGTAAGGATTAACCGATGAAGGTTTCGTTCGCAGACACAGACCTCGATACCTACTTGGCTTGTGCGGGACTAGTGGTGCAGGGTGACCGGCCCGACCGGAGTACGGGCACCCTGCATCTCAGCCAAATCTACCGCGAGCTTGACGACGCCATCAACCCTAAGAAAGAGATGGGGGAGAGGGATTTGCGGGTGTATAGGTTGTTTGGGTTGCAGTTTGAGCGGGTGATGGCCGACGCCTACCAGTTACGCGACCCTGAGAGATTTGTATCAAGCAAAGAGGTTGAGTGCGAGGGGATTGTGGGTAGCCCGGACATGCTCGACATGGCGACCTATACGGTGGTTGATTTCAAGCTCAAATGGAAAAGCATGAAGCGGCTGGCTAATCTGGAGCGCGACTTCTTTGCCGACGTGTGCCAAAACAAAGCCTATTGCCGGATGTTAGGTGAGGGCTGGCGCAAGGGTTTGTTGGTAATGGGGTTTGTCAACGGAGACTACAAAGAGAGCGGGCCGAGGGTGGTTGAGGTGAGCATGGAGCATACGGAGCAAGAGCTAGAGGAGAATTGGACGCTTATCAAAAACCACGCGAGGAGCAGGGGGTGGCTGCCATGAAGGTACCGGTTTGCCCGATGTGCGGGACTGTGTACGAAGATAGGCCGGAAGACGAGCCGGTGTACTCCTGCATTGACTGCGGCGCAAAGGGGTTTGACTGCTGCATTGCCGGTAATGGCGTGCGCTGCGCAGACTGCGATGAGATATGGGCAGGAGAGTAAGCATGAGCGACAAATCAGCGGATAGCGAGGAGACGGACAGATGGCTATTAGAAGAGGCGGAGCAGGAAATGGCGCGGGGCAGGCGGGAGAGGGCGGAGAGGCGGGCGGCGCTCAAGCGGGCCTCCTTGGAGCGGGAGGAACGGGCGAGGGCGCGGGCGTTGGCGCAGCGGTTTCCCCGCCACCCCTGGCGCGAGTTCCGGGAGCCGCTGTCGCCCAAACCCAAACCCTGACCGCGTCGGGACAGTTTGCGGCGTCGATTGGCGATTGGACGGAAGCTAAGACCGAGGCCCGCAGACGGCTGATCGTGCTCGCGGAGGCCCCGGAGAAGAGCGGCAAGACGCACTTTGCGCTCACCGCCCCCGCCCGCAAAGTGGGCAACCGGGAGGGGATTGGGATGTTCGCCTACGACACCGGGGGAGTGGAGGGGGTGGTGCAGAAGTTTCAAAAGACCAAGCGGATATTCCTCAGCGAGTGCCGCGTGGAGATTCCCAAGATGCCCGCGCAAGGGGCCTATGCGTCGTGGTCGGTGCAGGAAGCTCAGCAGATAGCGACAAACGCCGAGAAGATGTGGCAGGTGTTTTACGGGAAGTATCAGGAGGCGGTGGCTAGGTTTCGCACGGTCATCTTGGACACCTCTACCGACGTATACGCGCTGCTACGCCTTGCTAAGTTTGGTAAGTTGACGGAAGTGAAGCCGCAGCATTATGAGCCTATCAACCGGATCATGGAAGAGATGATCAATATGGCTTATAGCGAGGGTGTTAACTTGGTGATGATACATAAGATGAAACCGGAGTGGGCCAACAACCAGCTTACCGGAAAGATCAAGGCGCAGGGGTACGGGGATGCGGTGTTCAAGAGTCAGGTAAACGTGCGGTTGAGCCATGACTTTGTTGAGCCGCCGGTGCTTGAGGATGGGAGCCCCAACCCCGAGGCCGGGAAGGTTAAGTTCAGCGCGTTGATCAAGCCTCAGGGTTGCAGGCCGAACCCTGACGCCGAGCAGTTGTTGTTTGTGCAGCCTGACTGTAGTTTCGCTAACGTGGCGATGGCGGTGTGGCCGGATTCAGCACCGGAGGATTGGCTATGAGCGAACACACTACAATCTACATCCCCGACATCGATGTGGTTTGCCACGGTGTACCGCCAAGGCCCTGGGATTGCCCCGCCTGCGAAGGCGCTGAACACGCGGCAAAAGAGGAAGAGTTGGAAGCGGCGCTAGACGAGATGCGGGAGCGCGCAGAGAACGCCGAAAAGGATTTGAGGTTGGAGCGGCGATGATTAGTATCGATCCAAGGCGGGGCTCGGGCGACCTCCTGCCATACTTTCAAGGGTCAGGGTTAGCGGTCTGCCTCACGCCTATGGAGTTTGGAGATGTGGCTTTCATGGGGTTAGGCCCTGGCGGCGTCCCTATCCCTGTCGGCGTCGAAATCAAGCAGGTTGGAGACGCCCTCGCCTGCATGACAAATGGGCGCTTCAGCGGGCACCAGCTAACCGGCCTCGTCACCTGCTACCAAGACCCCTGGCTACTAGTCGAGGGGGATTGGAGGCCGAACGGTAGCGGGGCGCTGGAGCTGTTCAACCAGGAAGGGAAGTATTGGTTTGCTCCCCGCACAGGCCGGAGCCTTGTGCCCATGTACAGGGACTTCGACAAGTGGCTGCTCACCCAACTCATCAAAGGGGGCGTCAGATACGCCCGCACCTACAATAGGCAGGAGACGGTGCAGTTTATCCGTGACTTGTACGCGTGGTGGGCGGAGGGGTGGGAGAGCCACAAGAGCCACCGGGTAGGCAACGACAGCGGGGATTGGGTAGAGGAGGAAGCTAGGAGTAGGTTGCAGGATCGGGCGGTGCTGACCAAACCGACGCTGTTGTGGGAGCTAGCGAGGAAGCTGCCGGGGGTAGGAGGGACGAGAGCGGCGGCGGTCGCGGCGCACTTCCGGTCTGTCGAAGCGATGATGGGGGCGGACCGCGAGAGTTGGCAGCGGATTGAGGGGATTGGGAAGGGTTTGGCGAAAAAGGTGTGGGAGGCTTTGCATGGCTAACAAACGCATAGGAGATCACGTAGGAGATTACGAGGACATGGTGGCGCGGTTGATACTACAGCCCTTGGCGGAGCGCGACAATCCAATATCCAAAGACGACTATATCTATCTTGGTATAGCGATATCGTCAGCAATGCGAGGCGCTAAGCAAGCAGGCCGCGACGAGGTTAACGAGGCGGAAGGCAACTGATGATCAAGCGGCTCAACGGCTCAACCACTCCCGAAGCTGACTTGTCGGGCGCAAAGGTGCCGGGCGCGGGCGTCCCACACTCCGCGCTGATAGTGGTGGGCGAGAGGCCGGGGAAGATCGAGGCGATGCGCGGCGAGCCCTTCTGCGGCCCCGACGGCCAACTCCTTGACACCTGCTGGCGGCATGCGGATATTCCGATGACCAGAGAGCAGGCTTGGGTGACTAACTTGGTAGACGACTTTCAAGACTATGGGCACCCCGAGCCCGATGAGATTGAGGCTAACACTCCCCGGCTGATCGCGGAGTTAGTTGGCGCAAAGTGGGTGATGGCTGTAGGGGCCTTCGCGCTGCGCTGGTTTCTAGGCGACATCAGTATGGATTTGGCGCACGGTATTCCGCATTGGTGGAAGCGTCCGGCGACCGAGGCGGCGGCGATTGTGGTTCCTGTACTCCACCCTGGCTCAGCGATTTATTCGCCGGAGGATTTGGCAACCACTTGGTGGGATATGCAGCAGATGGGGAAAGTGATGAGGGGGGAGATTGGGCCGCCGGTTGACCAACAGGCCGTGTGCGCCTACTACGTTCATCCTACCGATATTAGCGCTGTCACGTCCGGGTTGCCGGTCGCGGTTGACACTGAAGGCAGTGTGCGCAACCCTTGGGGATACTCTTATACGCAAAGCGCAGGATACGCGACGGTCGCTAGCGCCAAACAAATAACGCCAATGCGCGGCTCTTGCCTGCTTTTGCACAATAGCCCTCATGATTGGCCGGTGCTCGAAGCGCTCAACGTCGATATTGAAGGGGTGCCGTGGGACGATACGATGTACAAAGCCTACAACCTCCCTGGCATCCACCGGCTGTCGCTGAAAGACCTTGCTTATAGGCTCTGCGGCATGGCGATGCAGGAGTACGAGGAGGTGATGGGGGAGGCGGCGAACGGCTTAGCCATAGTGTGGCTGGAACATATCCCCGAGCACCTGCGCTGCCTGAAAGAGGGTAAGGGGTGGACGCTCGGGCGGCGGGTAGACGCGATCCTTAAAGACTACGCCCAAGGCTTTGATACGCTGCCCGCCGAGTATCAGAAACTCAGCGTCAGCGACCGCTGGGACAAGGTGGTTGAGGATCACCCGGACTGGCTGCAAATGGTGACGGACGCCATAGGCCCGATCCCCGAATCCACCCTAGACGACATACCGGAGGAGGTGGCGATCAGGTACGCTGGTAGAGACGCCGACGCTACCCTGCGCATCAACCCGAAGCTAGACGCGCTGCTTGACGAATGGGGCACCCGGCGGTCGTATGAGCTGGATAAATCGGTGCTGCCCGCGCTGAGCAGGATGGTGCAGGTCGGGGTGAAGATGAACGCGGACAAACTGCGGGCCTTGGCGGCAGAGATGACTAGGAGGATGGAGGAGTTGAGGGCGCAGCTTGGGATCAACCCCCGTAGTGGGCTGCAAGTCGCCAAGCTCCTGTTCGATGACTTGGGCATCAAGCACAAAAAGCTGACTCCTACCGGCCAACGGATGATCGACAACCGCCTCCTTGAGAGCATACGGCATCAATGTTGGCAGGCCGGGGCCATTGCGGACTATCGGGAATACGGGGTGAACCGTGACAACTTCTGTACCAATCTCCTGGCTGCTATGGATCGTAGTGGTCGTATACATCCTGATATGGGCATCTTTGCCAAGTCTGGAAGATTCACTTGTAAAGCACCTAATATGCTTGGTCTTCCTGTTCTTAGCGACGTTGGCATTCTTATTCGGGACGCGGTAGAGGCTGACGAGGGGCGCATCCTGGGGGAGTGGGACTATTCGCAACAGGAAATCCGCTGGTTGGCGCACCTGAGCCAAGACCCTAAACTATGCCGCGCATACTTTAACAAAGAGGATGTCCATGCGAACACCGCCGCAGAAATGTTTGGTATACCGCTCGGTCAGGTTGATGAACTCAAACACCGTTTTCCGGCTAAGCGTGTCACTTGTGCAGCTTACGGCGGAATCACCGAAGACGGGGTGCTCGCGCAGATGGATAGGTCCGGGGCTAATAGCGCTCGGGCTCGGGCTGGGCTGCCTGTTTTCACTCTGGAAGATACTAAGCGAATGATCACCGAGTGGTTCCGCATCTATCCGGGCGCGGCGAGGTTTATGGAGGAGTGCCGCGCCGAAGCCAGGAGGTTTGGGTATGTGCGGGACTATTGGGGCCGGGTGACGCTGCTACCCGGTGTGTGGAGCAATATCGGGAAGGTAAGGGCGCACGCGGAGAGGCAAGCGCCGAGTTACCATATTCAGGGAGGGGCGGCGGGGCAGCTCAAACGGGCGATAGCTGCGTTGTGGCCGTGGTTTGAGCGGTGGCGGGCGGACGGTATATACGCGGAGCTGCTGTTGCCGGTGCACGACGCGCTGCTATGTGAGTTTGCAGACAGGCCGGATCACCACATACGGGCGTCACACGCGGCCTTTGACGTGGTGGTGGCCGGTGAGATGGATGCGGCGGTTGAGCTTAGGGTGCCGGTCGTGGCGAAGGGGGCGTTTGGGAGGACATGGAAGGAGACTAAGAAATGAGCAACGAAACCACAAAGGTGATCGTCATGGTGCTTGCAGTGATAGCTTTCATAGTAGGGTGGCGGGGGAGTTTGAAATGAGCAACGAATTCACCCCCGGCATATTTGAAAAGTGGTATTATCGGACAGATTATAGAGAAGAGAGGAGGGTTACGATGACGGAACAAAAAGTGCGACTGGTTAGCGAGGTGTGGGGTGTAGAGACGGTAGCGACCTACGAAACCTACGTTCAAGACCACTCGGCCTACCCCATTCTCGCGGATATCGATTTTCCGGGGCTGATCAAGGAGCGGCAGGCTAACGTCGATACCATCGCTCTATTGACGGAGCACAACCGGCAGATTGACGACCAGCTCAAATCGGCCTTGGACGCGAGCGGGGTGAAGTCGGTGTATTATGGCCGCTACTTGGTCACCCACTCAATCTCGCAGGGGCGGCGGACGCTGGATAAGCTGTTGCTGGTCAAAAACGGGGTGAGCCCGCAGCAGATTGAAGCGAGCTACAAGATGGGCAAAGGCAGTAGCTCGATCAGGGTTAGTGAAAAGGAAGAAAAATCAACAACCGGAGGAGATGAAAATGAAACTTAGTAGATTCTGGCGCGGGTACCTGTTTGGATGGTTCCTCGTCGCTCTGTTCATCTGCTGCGTCGCCGCGTCGTGCGACCCTAGCAACGTAAACTTGGTTGACAACATTGCAACCATCGCAGCGGGAATCATCCCGATAGCGTCGGGTGTGGCTTCGGACCTGCTGCCCCAGGACGCGGCCCTGATCACCGCTTCCGCCGGCGGCCTCAACGCCGCCTTGGCAGTTACCAAGTCGGTGACGGCGGGGTACGAAGCGAACCCGAGCGAAACCACACTTGCCGCTGTCCAAGACGCTACTACGACGGCGCAGGCGCACGCCGCAGATATACTGACGGCGGCGCAGGTCAAAAACAGCACGACCGCTGTTAAGATCGCGGCGGTGGCTTCGGGCGTTTCCCAATCTTTAGCTTTGGTTGAGTCGAGGCTGGTCGCTCAGCACCCTGCCACGGTGGCAGCGGCGGCGGCCAAGTCTACCAGTTAACCGCGCCACTGCGAAGGAAGGGGGGTGAGGCCATTGACAAAACAATCGAACCGACATGTATTGGCGGTAGTTGCGTGTGCCCTTCTGGGTACCATCAAATCTACGTATTTGGTCGGCCAGATGATCCCGCCACGCAAAAATGCTACCCGATCACAACGGATCAGTACGCCTATCCAATACCATACTACGGTTCTGATTAACGTCGCTCAGGAGCGCGGGGTACTGAGAGGCGATGTGCAACCCGCCACTATTAACCGGGCAGCCAGACCCAAGCCCCTAACCCCACAGGAGGTGCACTAATGGCTGATCCAACGCCAACCGCAGCCCCTCAGATTCCCCAGGGCCTCGCGGAGTTGTACGCTTTGAACGGCAAGCTGCTGTTTGATGAGACGCTCAAGGATATGTCTGAGTTGCAGAAGACCTATGAGCAACAGGCTCTCCAAGTGTTGACCGACGCGCATCAATTGGCGCTCAAAACCCAATCTGACGCCCAGTCCGCAGCCAATGTCCATCTGCTCAACGTCATTGGGACGGCGCACAAGATGAGCGAGGCTTCGCTTGTTCACTTAGCTACCGTGGCCGCAAATGAGGAGGCCGAGCAGGAGGATGAAGCAGACACCACAATTGACGACTTGGCAAAGGTCATGGAGTCTATGACGGTGCAGCTCAACGGCGTCATCACGGCGCTCAACGCGGTGGTTGCGAATATGGCTACCGGTCGCCCGCCTGTGAACCAGAGCGGTACGACCGGCACCGCCGTTGCTTCCTAGTTTTCCCGCAAGATAGTCCCGCCTCTAAGGGTGGCAGCGTCGGGATGCGCTGCCACCCTCCCACCTCCGCAATCTTACCACTTCTACGCGCCTACCACATCGCCATTCTGGCTTGGCCGCGAGCCGCGTATTCGGGGTCGTAGGTGTGGCCGTGCGGGCCTCCCGTATTCCAGCAGCGGAACAGATACTCAAAGTCTACGGCTAGGTCCAACCAATAGTCTTCGGCAAACGTAGATAGCATTTGCACAGCTTGTTTCAAATTGGTTTCTGGGTTTAGTAGCTCTTCCGGCGGGCCACCGTAGTTGATGCCCATGATTTGGGTGAGGCCCCAACTGGTAGCGTTGGCGCGGAGGCGGTCATCGGCCCAGTCGGGGTGCTGTGATTGGAGGTGGGTGCAGACTTCGGGCTCATAGCGGGTGGCTGAGGGTAGGCCGTCGCTCTCGTTGGCGATGAGAGCGCCAAGGAAGGAGGGGGGAAGGGCGCTGGTTGAGAGGGCGGCGGTGATAGCCGCCCCCCACTTCGTTTTGATCTGTTGCATCAGTTCGGCATCGGTCATCGGCAAACTCCTAGGGTTTGGTCACTGTTTTTGAGGCGTCGGCGGCTGAGATTCCAAGGAGCATCGCCCCGACCGCCTGCACGAAAACTACAATGTGCTGTTGCTGCAAAGTCAGGATGACGCCCGAGCTGAAGAGCAGGGGCGGGATTGAGACGAGCAACCCTCCTACCGTTGTTTTCCAGTGTGCCAAAGCGTTTGTCAACATTTGCAAACCTCCTATTTTCCGCGAGTCAGATTGCCGAAGAGGGCTCCGGCGAATGAAGCCAGCAAACTTTGAAACCCTACCACCGCAGGGGTACCGAAGCGGTCAGAGTGGTAGGCCATGAAGACAGTGACGGCGGTGAGAGGGATGCTGAGGAGCGCTAAGATGACAACGGTGCCCCCAGGGGTCGCTAGCGACGCGATGAACCGCTCCCACTTATCCATTACCGCCTTGTACCCCCCATCCTGACCTTTGCGAACAACCCCGCAATGCCAACCATCACCGAGCCAATCGCCCCGTACATCCGGTACTGAAAAGTCTGCTCCCCTTCCATCCTCGTTTTCAGTATCGCTACGTCCGAGCGCAGCTCGGAAATCTGCTCGTCATGGTGCTCCAGATGCTGCTCATGGAGCGCCAACTGCGCCTCGTTAGTGTGTTGGATGAGCATCATAATGGCGTCGGGCTCGGCCTCAGCGGGTGAGGATTCAGCGGTTGTTTTAGTAGCCCAGGTTGAGATGACTATGGTGAAGAAGCCAGCGACGAAGAAGCCGACGGCGATATCCCGGCTCCATAATAGTATGAAGTCGCGGCGGTCGTCAGTCCAAATCTCCGCAAAGTCTAGCCACAAGGGTTTTGTCGTCCGCCACCACTCAACAAATCTGCGCATGGTCAAGGTCCGCACCTTCTTGTGACAAAGTATGTGAAACCGTTAGCTGTCGGAGTGCCGTTAAAGGTGAAGACGGGGGCCGTGGCTGAGAAGGTGGATTGGTAGAAACCTTCGCCCGCCGCCGCCGTGTGAGTGCCGCCGTGTATGTTTAGCTCGCAAATTACGCCCGCGTCAGGGAGAGGGTTAGTGAGGGTGTCGGTGGCGGTCGGGTTAGCGGCGGTGGTGGTGCCAGTGGTGATGGTCCATGAGCAAGTCTGCCCGTCTCCATGCACAGCCGTAACCGTGGCGCTACCCGTCGATTGCCACCCCGCGCTCAGCGCTAGCTCCCCATTTGTACACGCGGCCCCCTGGTTCGCCGCCACCACCTGCCCTAGCAGCCAGCCATTCTCCGTCTGTATGTCACTAGTGCTATCGCGGGCGGGCGCGGTGTAGGCGGTGGGGGTGAATGAGCCATCGTCGTTAAAGGTGTAGATGGAGGCGGGGATACAAAGGGAGTTAGCGCCGGTAGCGGCGTTTTTGAGGTAGTGGGCGGTGTCTCCGACTAAGACATCAAAGCAGCGGGCGCTCGTTGAGTCGGCTGAGCCAGGATAGGTCAGGCGGTTGTAGTGGGTTGAGTCCAAGCTGGCGTTGTTGTTGATAGGGCTGTAGGCGACGGGGGCGGTCGAGTTTTTGGTGCTGACGCCGCCGGGCCAGTTAAGGTCATGGACTACGACGTAGTATTGGTAGGGGGTGGCGCAGGCCCCAGAACCGCAAACGGCGGAGGCTGCGCCGCCGGTA